GTCGTCCGGAGAAGCGGAGCAGCTTGATCTTCCGTGGGGGAAGGTCCCTGCCGCCCCGAAGCCGGCGGCTCCGGTCCGAGTCCGACCGAAGGTGCTCCTTACTGGGTCCACCGCGATGCAGGTCGGGTCGGACCGGACGCAGCTCAAAATCCTCACGTCTATGCGATGCTGGTGCGAAGCGTTGAAAGACCTTAACTATGACGTAGAGTGGCGTCCCGTAGTGCCGGGGGAAGATTTAAAGCACTATGAAGTCGTTATCGCGTCTCTGAACGCTCCGAACAAAACGGTCAGCCGTTACTTCTACGGAGCGCTATGGGCGCTTCTTAAGCGGCCGGACGCGATTATCGCTGTTGACGATTGGCAGGTAGGAGAATTGATATCAGGTATACGAACGTGCGCGAGAGACCGGAAGACGGCGTTCTGGGTTACGCAACAGGGAGGGGAAGCGGACGCCGCGACGAAGGCTCACGAAGACCGATTATTTATCGGCCTAGACGAATTAACGGAATGGTGGCGCTGGCCGGTCATCGTTCCAATCCTCGGAGACGGAGATGTGGGTCTTCTAAAAATACCCACACGGATGGTCGTCTCTATCGACCCGACGAGCTACGCGCTCCGCTACCCTCACGTTGACGTGAAAAGAAAGAAGCGGTGGGTCCAGGCATCATTACTCCATAAGTCATCCCCCGACGGATTGACCTGGCCGGTAGAACTCTACGGGTGGCAGAACCGCCTTCCTGGCGGCGTAGGGGCGCGTGGGGAAAACGCTCAGCCTCGTATTACGGAACCCGAGCTAATGGCCATCTACGGAGCGTCGTTCGGCGTTCTCTCACCGGCCCATCCGCACGCCGGATCGGGATGGTGGAGGGTCCGCTACCTAATGGCTGCGGACGCGGGTGCGGTCCTCTCCGCCGATCCGCGTGAGGCGGCGTGCTTAGGGGACCCCTACACCACCGCGTCCGATCCGCGGCGGGTGGAGAAGCTTTCCCTCGCCGGTCTCGCAGACCTCGCGGCGTCCCAGGCCGCTCGTCTAGCGGAGATTACCTGGTCTAAGGACCGGGTAAAGAAGGCACTGAAGAACCTCATCGCCTCCCGCGCCTCGCTCGCCCCTATACCGGGTCCCCAGACCGCCCCCGTGGTGCCCATAGGAGCGCCAAAGAAGCCGGTCCCGGCCCCGGCGGCGGTTCCGGACCGTCCGAAGGCCGTTCAGACCCCCATGCCGCCTCGGAAGCCCGGCTCCGGGGCGCGGATACGGGAGATGCTTCTCGCCGGGCGCGGGACGCCGGATATCCTCGCGACGATCCATAGTGAATTTCCGGGGTCGAAGGCGACCACGGCGGACGTATCGTGGAATAAACAGAAGCTCCGGAACGACGCCCGCGCCGCCGGGCTACCGCCGCCGCTATGAAAACTCAATGCGAACGAATAGGAGACGCGACTTTGTATCTCGCCGATGCACTTGAAGTGTTATCGACGATTTCACGAGTTGATGCTGTGATAACTGACCCGCCGTATGCAATCCCTACACAGGTCGCGTCTGGTCGAGAGATTACTCGAAACGTTGGTGATTTAAGCCTAATAGAGGGGGCATTCAGAAATCATATATCGCGGTGGAAGAAAATCCTTGGTAAACAAGGACGGGCGTTTATATTCTGTGATGGAGCATCTTACTCCGTAATCTATCGCGCTGCATACGGAGATTTCAATTTAGCTTCTATCGTTTGGGATAAAGGCCGGATCGGGATGGGGCGTGAGTTTAGGAAACAACATGAATTAATAATTCATGCATGGGGTGTAGAAACACCGGTAATCAATTCTAACGGAGTCGGCTATTCCGATGTTATTACCCGCTCACCAGTTTCACAAAAATCACGTAACCACCCGGCCGAAAAACCTATAGAGTTAATTGAAGACTTACTTCGTGTTTGCGGGAAAACCGTTCTTGATCCATTTATGGGATCGGGAACTACTGGCGTCGCGTGTGCACGAATGAAACGTCGGTTTATAGGTATAGAAATAGAACGAAGATATTTTGATACAGCGCGCCGACGTATCGAAGAAGCTTACCGAAAAATGGGAGAATAAAATGATACTGATGGTGAATAATTCGAACGAAGACCCCGAGTTCATCGCCGTCCGCCGGCTGTATCGAAAGTTCGGCTTCATCGAGTCGGCGACGCCGACGCACCTGACCAACCGGAAAGTCCTTGAACGCGCGGGGATGATGGCCGAGGAAGTCGTCGAGTTCCTCCGCGCCGCGGCGCGCGGGGATATAGTCGGGATGGCCGACGCCCTGGTTGACCTCGACGTGTTCCTGAAAGGAACCGCCTCGATGATGGGTCTGCCGTGGAAGGCACTCTTCGACGACGTCGACCGGGCGAACATGGGTAAGGAGCGCGGCGCGACGAAGCGCGGATTTCGGGACGATATTACCAAGCCGCCGGGATGGGTCGGGCCGCGGACGGAGGAGATACTCGCCGAGGCGGGCTATGATCGGGAACATTTCACGACTGAATTTGACGGGTCAATTGATGAGTCGAAGTGCCTCGACGATCCGAAGGAGGACGCGTCGTGAAAACCTCCCGTAACCTTACCATCGTCGAGGGTCCGGACGGCGCGGGGAAGTCGACCCTCGTCCGCACGTTCGCCGAAGCGACTGGGGCCTACGTCGTTCACCTCGGGCCGTTCCGCGACGTTTCGGAGGGCTTAGAGCGTCTCTACACCGAGGCGATGCTTCCGGCCGTCCTGGGCCACGCCGACGTTATCCTCGACCGCTCGTGGCTTTCCGAGCGTCCCTACGGAGCCGTCTTCCGGAAGGGGGTCGACCGCCTCGGGCCGGCAGCGGTCCGGAGCCTTGAGCGCCTCGCGCTAAGGTGTCGAACCGTCGTCGTCCGCGCGCTCCCGCCGAAGCAGGAAGTTATCAACAACTTCGTCCGGAGGAAGAACGGTGAAATGCTCGATAACGTCGCGCAGATCGAGGCGATCTATGACCTCTACTGTGACGAGTTCCGGACCGCGCTCCCGGTCGTCGACTACGATTATACCGCGACGAACCTGGAAGTTTTCACGGGCCGATTTCTTTACGACGCGCACGACACTGGCAGCAAACCGCACCCCCTCGACTGGAAGAGCGCGGGGAACATCGGCGCGAAGGTCGCGCTCGTCGGGGACTCGTTCGTTCCCCATAAGAACCGTGACGTGCTCTATCAGTGGCCGTTCTCGACCTTCGGCGGCGGGCCGTCGAAGTGGCTCGCGCTTCGCCTCGAACGGGCGGGGATCGGGGAGGAGAAGCTCTTCTGGGTGAACGCCGACGCGTTGACGACGGACCTCGTCACGATGTTCCTCCGTGGGACGGCCCCCATCATCGCGCTCGGAAGCACCGCAGAGGCAGTTCTTCGAACCGCGGGCGTAGCGGTCGCGGCGTCGGTTCCGCACCCGAGCACGCAGAGCCGGTTCAAGGCAACGGACGAGGAGGACTACGAGCTGATACTCTACCTGAAGGAGATCGGGCTATGAAGCCGAGAAAGATCGGTAACGCGACGCTTTACCTCGGAGACGCGGCGGAGGTCATTCCCGAATTATCCGGGGTGGAACTCGTCGTCACCGACCCGCCTTATAGTAGCGGTGCGCGGAGAGATAGCGAGCGACAAGTTCGAGGCGCGATGTTACGGTCTATGAAAGACGCTGATTGGTTCTCACACGACGCGATGACCTCGTGGGGATTTGGATGGTTCATTCGATCGCTGTTTACCCAGCTTCGCCCGCGTCTTCCGGTCGGAGCGCATCTATACATCTTTACGGACTGGCGAATGACGCCGACGATCTATGGAATGATGGAGGCGTCTGGCTATCGTGTAAATCACTGTCTCGTCTGGGCGAAGCCGCACTTCGGGATGGGATCATACTGGAGAAATCAACACGAGAATATCGTGTTCGCTAGTAACGGAACCCCAGCGGAAATGCTTAATAGAGGAGCCGGAACGGTCCTTAACTATGCCGCGGTCTCTCCAAAGGCCCGAATACACGCGACCGAAAAACCGACCGACCTTCTCCATCATATTATTGACGTAGCACCTGGAAGCATCGTCTTCGATCCCTATATGGGGTCTGGATCGTGCGCGGTAGCGGCTCTTAAAGCCGGCCGTAAATTTATCGGGTGTGAGATAAACCCGGATATCTTTGAAATAGCTTGTCATCGAATAAAGGAGGCCATAAAATGACGAACGGACCGAACTGGAACTGGGTGTGGGTCAACGTCATTCAGAAGACGATCTATAGCGGCCGGCTTATCTCGACGCGCGGGGAGAACGTCCACGAACGGGACCACGTCACCGTCGAGTTGAATATGAACTACCCGGTCCTGACCGTCCCGGAGCGGAAGCTGAACTACCGCTTCGCGGCGGCGGAGGCGGAGTGGATACTCCGCGGCTCGAACCGCGTCGAAGACCTTATTCCATATAACGGCCGGATGAGGGATTTTTCCGACGACGGGGAGACGCTTTACGGAGCTTACGGTCCGCGATATACTTCACAACTCCACTATGTCGTCGGGAAGCTCCGGAGTGACCCGAATACGCGGCAGGCTACGATGACGACGTGGATCGGGAACCCGATGAAGACGAAAGACGTGCCTTGCACCGTCGCGCTCGATTTCAAAATCCGGGAAGGCCGACTGCACACTCACGTCTTTATGCGCTCCTCCGATATCTGGCTCGGCCTTCCCTACGACGCCTTTGCCTTTTCGATGATGTCGATGCGCGTCCTCGAAAACCTGAATACCGTCCCCGCCGCGGAGACGGTCCTCCCCGGAACGCTCTATATCACCGCGGCGTCGAGCCATCTTTACGATAAGCACTTAGACGCGGCGATGGAAATCGTGAAGAGCGTGTCCCACCCGATCGGGCCGAAAGCGGCGGTTCCCCGGAAGTTCTACGATCCTCTCGACCGCGTCGGGCCGGATAAGCGGGACCTGATCGAGCGGCTCCGGGACCTGAAGGATACGAAGCGCGGCGATCCGAGCCGGTGGTGGGAAGCATGACCCGCATCTCCCGCGACGAGTGGGGCCTTCGGATGGCGGAGGTTGTAGCGCTCCGCGCGACGTGCCTACGGAGGAGCGTGGGGTGCGTCCTCGTTAACGCGCGGGGTCACGTCTTAGCTACAGGCTATAACGGCCGGGCGGCGGGACTACCGCACTGCAATGACCCGTATATATCTCCGGATAACCGAATACCGCTAGTATCGCTAAGTCATTGGGTCGTTGAATACCCAAACCAATGCGCAGGAGCTAACGCTATAAGCGGCACGGACCTAGACGCCTGTGAAGCAATTCACGCGGAAGCCAATAGCCTTCTTCAGTGCCACGACGTCCACGCTATCCATACCTGCTACGTGACCGTATCTCCATGTGTCTCGTGCGTGAAGCTCCTCCTGAACACCTCGACGGAGCGGATCGTCTTCCGCGCCCCCTATGCACATGACGAAGCGGCGCGGAGGCTGTGGGGGAGGGATTGGAAGCTCCTCCCGGCGGGGTAGATATGAAAACCCCCGGTAGTTGACGCTACCGGGGGAAGTGTGCAATTACATCAAAAGATTGGGGTCCTACCCCGCGAAATTTACTTTTATCGAGTTCCCCGTCCGAAGTAAATACAAAAACGGCGTCGACCCGCTAGGATCGACGCCGTAAGTTTTCCCGAAGCCGGCCGTGGGTTAACGGAGGGGGAGGGCTTCGGGCCGTCTAGGACCCTCCCAGACGCTCCAGGAAGGGCAAGGAAGCCGGTCGGAGCGCTAGGACTACGTCCTACGCGCCGCGGCGTTCCGGAGGATCACACGGGCCTGGTCAGGGGTATACTTCGGCGGCGGAAGCATGCCGGGGGCGAGGGAGGCGAGACCCGCGCCGGAGAGGAGCGCCGTCCCGATCGAAAGCGCCGCGTCGATGATAGGAACGATCGCCGCCGCGGCCGGGAAGAACGGGGAGACGAGGCTCGCGACGAGCTTGATATCGTTGACGATCGTCGAGACGTTACTCGGCGGAGCCGTCGCGGCGGCGGCGATAGCAGCAGCGTTGGAGTTGATGTCCGCGAGCACATTGGAGATATCTGAGAGCGTTGCGGCGGGGACCTTAACCCCGGCGGCGGCGAGGATCGCCGGGACCGTCGCGAGTGCCCCGGCGAGCGCCGCGGTATCCGCCTGGACCTGGGTGTGAACGGCGGCGGGTGTCAGGGAGGTGCAACTGAACAGGAGCGCCGCGAATCCGAAGGAGGCGAGGGTTCGACGTTTCATGGTGATACCTTTCTGATCGTCCAGAAGTCGGACGCGAGTTCGGGGTTGGTAACGTAGCCGTAGGGGAGATAGAAATGCCCGTGGTCTTGCGCATCAGGTCCCCACGAGTTTCGAACGGTGAACCGCGCCGTCTCGTCGTCGTATCCGACCGCGACCACGGCGTGCCCACCCTCCAGGCCCTCGTTCTGACCCGGCATCGGAATAGCCGTGAGCGGGACGTCGTTCGGGTCGTAGAATGACGAGTAGATCGTGAAACCGAAAGCGATCGGGAACCCTTCGGCGAGACACGTCTTCAGGTAACTTAGGCTCTGCTTTACCGCGTGGTAGCTCACCGCCTTCGCGACCGCCGCGGCGTCGTAGGCGGGCTGAGGTGGTCTCCAACACGCCGAGTGGTTGATCGGGAACGTTCCGTCCCCGTTCGCCGGGTCGCCGTCATACGGCCACGCCTCCTCCGCCGGAACCCCGAACGTCGCGACGCTCTTGATCGCGTCCCGGATCGCGCCGCCGGAGTCGCTTCCGATCGTCCCTTCCGCCTCCCGCGTGTTGTAGTAGATGAAGAGCCGGGAACCGGTGAACCACGGGGTATCGGCTCCCGCCGGCCGGATGAGAAACTGAACGAGCGCGTCCGTTGCGTTCGCCGTGCAGCTCCCGATCTGGCCCTGATCGTAGACGGGAGGCATCTTCGGGCGAAGGTCTACGGCCGGCGGAAGAGTGACCCCCATCGGCGGAACGTATGAGAAGACGCTATCCCGGTGATCGGGGAGCTGCGGGTTCCACCCAAGGTTCCGACGACGGGGCACGGCGTTAAATCCTCCCGAGTAGCAGGAGGACGACGACGATCAGGACGACGAGGCCGAGACCGCCGGAGGGGTAGTATCCCCACCCCTGACTATGCGGCCACGTCGGGAGCGCCCCGACGAGGAGCAGGACCAGGACGATGACGATAAGAAGACCAAGGTTCATGGTATTGAGACCTGTTTCATGAGGTCATAGACCTCGTGGATCGTCTGCGTAACCGAGGTGGTGCACGCGGCGAGCGCTAGCAGCACCCCGGCTACGAAGACGAGACGGATCACGGCTTCGCCGGAACCGCGACGACGGGCGGAGCCGCGGCGATCACCGCCGGATCGGCCGGTGACCCGATCACCGGAGCCGTCGTCGGCGGGGAAGTCGCGTCGACCTTCTTGATCAACGCGAGGACCTCCTCCGCCGTCGCCTCGACCGCCGAAGCGATCGGGTTCGCCGCAATCCACGCCTTCGCGAACGCGATGCCGTCCGCGATGATCGGGGACGAAGCTTCGAGCTGCTGCACGTCGTTCTCGGCGATAGCCTCGATTCCGAGGACCCACGCCGCGGCGTGCTGCGCGGCGGTAGCGACCTTGGAGATTTGCTCTTCCGCGGCGTCGATGATATTTACCATTTTACCCTCCTTGATTACCGGTGATAGCCCGGCCCCGGTAAGCTACGCTTTTCGAAGCTTAATGGATAGGGCGTCCGAAAACCTGCCAGCCGAGGAGACCGATCAGGGCAATGAGGAGGATCGGCCAACCGCGTCCCCACCAGATAACGCCCTGCGGTGTATACCCGACGGCGTAGAAAACGATCCAGAAAAGGAAGAGTATCCAAAAGAGAAGTTCCATCGGCATGTTATTTTTCCTCCGGTTTAGGAACCGCCCCGACTACCGAGACGATCGTCACCAGCTTTAGGTCCGTCGCTCCGTCCACGTGGGCGAAGTCCTTCTGCTCCGTGTCCGCCATCTTCATCACGATCGGAAGGATCACCGCCGCGTCGCGCTCGGACGCGGTAATCTCGATTCCCATATCCGTCGTCCGCTCGTGGAGCATTTCCATAAGACGGGCGCGTTCTTCATCCGAGAGGACGTTCGGCGGGCCGATCTTCACCATCAAGAAATCCATCTCCGGCTTCCCAGCGTGCGTGAGCTGCTTGACCAGGATACCCTGGAACGCCGTGATGATCGGAGTGAGGGTCTGCGACGAAATCCGTTCCTTCGTCTCCAGCTCCTGAAGCCGCGCGAGAACCTTCTCATGTTCTACGGCGAGAACCTCCGCGCGCTTGACGGCGAGATTCCGTGTATACCAGAACCACGTCGCGAGGAACGTAAGGGTCGAACCGAGGAACGATATACTGATAGAATTGAGGAGGCTCGCGTTCATTCCCCGCCTCCGCTCGCCATTCTCATATTTCCATCCATCGCCATCTTCGGACTGATAAGCGGAGGGAACTCGATCTGAATGCCCTTCGCTTTCATCGCCGCCTCGATCTTAATAAGCCACGTCTGCTGCGCTAGGATATGTGACCACTGCTCCGCCTTCCCGCGATGGCACTCCTCACACTCTTCACGAAGCTCCGCGATCTGACGTTTTAATTCATCGAAGAGGAGCTTATTAGAGTCGCCGAGGGCTTCGAGACGCCGCTCCTCCGCCCGATCGCTTCGCTCGTCGTCACGACGTTTATCACGACGGTCGAGGTGAAGCTTCATGCCGAACCAGCTTAATAGCGCTCCGCCAAGTCCAGTTCCGAGAGCTTCGACGCCTTCACGGATGCTATCGTCCATTTCTACCGTCGCTGTAAAAAATCGATTAGACGGTAGTCGGCGCGAAAGCATCCTAATGCTCCGACGACACACGTCCCGAATGACAGGTGGTAAATATGATCCGTTAAAATTAGGAACACCATCAACGGTAACCACGTCCCGAGACCGATCACCGCCCCTAGTATCCGGAGCGGGGTCCACGAGCACAGGTATCCAATGATCGGAACGACGGCGACCGCCGTCATCCATACCGCCGCCGGGCGATCCCCGATCGTCGCTATTATCTCGCCCGTCCCTCCCATCGACGTAGGCTTTATATTGTGCATCCAGAACGCCGCCGACCACGCAGAGGCGAGGACCGACGAGAGGAACCTCCCCCACGGAGCCGCTTCTTTCGGTATAGCACATATTCTTGCCCACGTTACATCCCAGAATGACATTCGTCTATCCGATCGGCACGTAGGTGGATAACGCCAGTGGCCTCCTTCGGGAGACCTTCATCGACGATAGAGTTGATCCCGAGAGGATGATGGTTCCACCCCGCGACCGGATCGAGGTCGTAGATCGCGAGGTGAGGCTGGCTTAGATCAATAAGCGTCCCGTCGTCTACGATCATCTATCGACGCCTCAACCATCCAGGTGGAAGACCGCCTACGTAGCTCGTAACGGTCTGAAGTTCAGATGCGCTCAATGATCTATTCCACCCCGCCATAAACGTCATCGTCCGGCCTGAGTTTAACGTCCCCCCGTTCGGCTCACTAATTGAGACAGTCCCAAGGTTCGCGAGCGCTCCGGACGCCGTTCCGGAACCCGTCTGATGGCCCTGACCCGAGCTATTATAATCCGCAAGAATAGACGAAGCCGCTTGGTTATAGGCACCTGCAAACGTCATATACTGACCCGCGGTATTCAGCGTTGTCCCTGCTCCGCCGGACGCGACGACGTTCGTATTCGTCCCGTTACTCGTAACGTTCACTGCCATTCGCGGGAAGCCACCACCATTTTGAAGGACGAGGTTCAATGAATTTAGAAACGCTGCGTCATTCCATAACGCGAAAAACATTGTGACATTCGCGATGGCCGCTTGGTTATAGGCTCCACACGCGATCGTAATACCGGTCGAAGGATATCTAAGGCTGGTATCTGCAAACGCGGAACAGGCGAAACTCCCTCCGGCGGCTAAACCGAACTGATACGCGAGTCCAAACTTCGTTGTAATAGGGGTGATTACCCCCAATGAAGTCTGAAAAAATGGAGCGATTCGTCGTTTTACAACATCAAAATAAAATCCAGCTGGGTGCGGGATAAGAAGGAAAGCGAGTCCCGAGAGGATCGGGAGACCCCAGTTAACCGTAAACGCGGTGGGGTTCCCCGGAAGACCGCCGACGACCGACGGTTGAAAAAGACCTCTCCCTCCGGGACGATCAAACGATGCCATTTTAGAAGTCGTTCGGGTCGCCGGATATCGCGATCGTCGCGCCTGACGCGAGCGTCGTAGCATATTGCGCCGATATCGTATCCCCGGCAATCATGTTTTTGTAAGGATTCCCGTTCGAGTCCACCGGAAGGCCGGGCCAGACCGCCGCCGCCATAAGAGAGACGGGCGCGGTTCCCGCGGCGTTCCCGGAGTTCGCGGGAACGGAGACCGTGGTCAGTTCGGTAGTCCCTCCGCTATTTACGAGAAGAAGCGTGACGGCGTGAGCGCTCGTCGCGTCGCTCGATACCGCGACGAGGCCCTTCATCTGGCTCCCAAGCGTTCCTCCGTTCGTCGCGTTCGCGGCGTAGATAGACTTAGGCGTAAGAGTTCCGTCCGTCCCCTGAACGAACCGGACGACTGCGCGACCGATCTGTTGCGCAGTAATGACATTATTAGCAGCCATTCTAGATTGCTCCCAATTCGGGGTTAGTGCTCAACGCCGCCATCGCGAGGAGGAATGCATTACTCGTGCCGGTTATTGTAAGCGTCCCCGCGTTCCACGTCCCGCCGACGATCGTCGTCGCTTCGGTTATAGTTCCGTTGGTCGAAAGAAGACCGGCCGCGATCCCGGAACCCTGATTAGTGATCGTAAGCGTCCCAGAGGACCAGCTTGCTCCGGAGAGCGTCGTCGCCTCGAAGATAGTCCCGTTCGAGGATACCATACCGGCGGACGGAGGAGTCCCCGAGATGGTTAAAGTCCCGGCGTTCCACGTCCCGCCGACGATCGTCGTAACCCCTAGCGTAGAACCGTTCGAGGAGACCAAGGAAGCCGCCGGAGCCGCCGCCGCGGTAAGCGTCCCGGCGGACCAGGAAGCGCCTCCTACGAGCGCTGTAGCCTCGAATACGGTCCCGTTTGAGGAGACTACCCCGGCGGCGGGAACGCCGACCTCGGATATCGTCAGGGTCCCGGAGTTCCACGTCGCCCCGATGAGCGTCGTCGGCTCGAAGGCCGTCCCGTTCGTCGAGACGAGACCGGCCGTGACTCCCGACCCCTGGTTGTTGATCGTGAGCGTTCCGGACGACCAGCTCCCGCCGACGACCGTCGTCGGTTCGAACGTCGACCCGTTACCCGAGATGAGGCCGGTTATCCCAAGCGCCTGGCTGCTGATCGTGAGCGTCCCGTTCGACCACGACGCGCCGACGAGCGTCGTCGCCTCCGCTACCGTCCCGTTCGTCGAGAGGACGCCCGCCGCGACGCCGGAGCCGGAGTTCGGAATCGTGAGCGTGCCGTTGCTCCACGACCCTCCGACGATCGTCGTCGCTTCGAAGATAGTTCCGTTCGAGGAGACTACACCGGCCGCTGGCGGAGTTCCGGCGATAGTAAGAGTTCCGGAGTTCCACGATCCGCCGACGATCGTCGTAGCTTCTAGCGTAGAGCCGTTCGAAGAGACGAGACCGGCGGACGGAGCGGCGACGGAGTTAATCGTAAGCGTTCCCGCGCCCCACGTTCCACCTACGATCGTCGTCTGCTCAAACGAAGTCCCCGTCGACGAGACGAGACCCGCCGGTATCGACGCCGTTCCGCCCGTCCCCCCGAACGCCTGAGCGAGTGGGTGAAGAAGCGTAAGGACGTCGAGCGTCGGGGAAGGGTAATCACTCATGAGATTGACACCGCGTAACCGTTGTTCCAGAGGATACCGCTACCAGTCGGGCCGGGCGAGGTCGGAAGATTCACTCCGCTCGTCGCGAGAAGCGCCGACGCGCTCACGCCGGGGAAGTAGACCGGTGGAGCCGGGACGGGAGTCGTCGGCGGGATGATCGAAGCGAGACCACCGTTACTCCAAAGCGATCCGGGCGGAAGAACGCCCGGCGACGTAGGCCATCCGGCCGCGGGAAGGACGCCGAGAAGACCTCCGGCGTTATAGAGGAACCCGACCGGTATCCCCTGGACCTGGACGATGAAGTTGAATTGGAACGGAAGCTGTAGGACGTTCGACGCGATGGCCTGGGCCAGGATAGACGCGTTAAGGAGCGTCCCGAAGGAAATGAACTCGCTCTTCAGATTATCATACGGAGCGGAGTTGAACGAGAACCGATTGAAAAGCGCTCCACCCGTCGCGCGGCGGAGGCCAGATATAATATCGATGATTACCCGGTTCCCGACGTCGAACGTCACGCTCACCTGGTAAGTCGCGGGGACCGGAGGGGCTGTCCCGTTCACTCCGGTGAGAAAGCGCATCACCCGGCGCTTGAGCCACCGGACCGTGAAGTTCCGCCCGTCCCCTTTATAGAAGTTCCACGTCATACAGCGCTTGAAGATATCGTCCGATGTCGCGTAAACCGGACCCGTCCCGACGACCCGCCGGCCGTTGAACGTGATCGAGTTATACGCCCACGTATTAAACGGCCCCGTCGACCGCGTCGTTCCGCTCGTGAGCGTCGGACGCTCGAACCCATAGAGGCCCGCGGCGACCCAGTCGAGGAGCGGGCCGTTTATCTGATCCCCCGTGTAGACCGGAAGATCGATGCCCGTGAACCAGTCTACGAACTCCTGCGCGAGCTGGTTGTAGGCGTCTACGAACGCCTGGCAGTCCTCATCCCCACGGTATTCGAAGTAGAGGTAGCTCTTGATCGTCTTCGAGAGCCACGTCGGAACCACACCAATCGGAGGATAGATGACCGGGACCGGCCGCGGGGGAAGCGGCAGCGTCGAAAGCGGAAAGGTCGAGAGCGGAGCGGAGCCGAGCATCGGATACCCAAAAATAGTTGTTTACAAACCTCTCCGGACGGCGTAGGTTCACAATTACCGGGACGGTCGTATGGGACGAACCCGGAAATCGAAGGACTAAGTAAGATGGGTTATAAGCCGATTTACGACGGGTCGTTCGACGTATCTCTCGACGAAGGATTTACGCTCGAAGACCTCGTTCTCTCGATCGTCTCTCGCGGTATGTTTATTACGAAATACGTAAAGATCGGACCGGGCGGCGGGAACCCGAACGTTACGATGCGCGGGACGAAGACCCAGTTCGTTCGCTGGTATAAGGAGGTCTATGAACTCGATAATCTCGATCCGAATATCGACCCGAACGACGAGACCGCCGTATGGGCGTTTATCGTAACCGACTGCGGGATATTCGAGAACGTAGCCTAGTCGGTCGCCTTCCGAACGAAGCCCGGAGCCGAGAGGTTCCGGGCTTTTCCACGTCTAGAAGTAGTTCACGTCCAGTTCGGCCGTTCCGGACTGCTGGATGAACTGGATCGTCGACATCAGCGGACCGCCGACGACGAGGGTCGCCCCGGCCGCGACGGGCATTCCTACGGACGCCGTCGGAGCGGTCCCGTCGGAGCGCCAGCGGACCGGAGCGCCGGATACCGCTATAAGCGCGTTTGAGGCCCCGCTAGGGACCGTAAGGTTCACGGCGGAGGATAGGGTCCCGAGCTGCTGATAGCCCTTCGAGGCCCCTCCTGGGATGCTGCCGAGGTAGACCGGCGTCGCGTTCGAGGCGTTATTCGCGTTGAACCCTGCCATTTACGGACTCCATTCGATTATGACCAATCCGCCGAACCCATTTCCCCCGGCGGACGTCGACGCATAGGAACCGCCACCACCGGCTCCGACCGATACCGCGTTCGCCGGGGAACCTCCAGCGGCGGCTCCGCGCCCGGCCCCCATGCCGAGATAGCCCGGCGCTCCGTTTCCCGCCGGGGCGGTGATAGACGTCTCATCCCCGTCGGTCCCGTAACCTCCGGCGAGGTTCAGCGACCCGCCCGACGCGGTCCCGCCTGTGCCCCCGGATGGGGTCGTGCTCCCGCCCGTCCCCCCGACGCCGCCGTTTGCGGTATAAACCGGACCCGTCCCGTTGAATTGGATCGTCGTCGGTCCGCCGCTCCCACCCGTCGTGCCGCTGACTCCCGTGCCCCCGGCTCCGACCGTTCCCGCGAACGTCTGGAACTGAACGACGTTAATGAAAGCGATGCACGTCGCGCCCGCTCCGCCGCCTCCGGCGTTATGGGTTCCGTCGCAACCTCCGCCCGCTCCGCCGCCCCCGACCTCCGTAACCTTCGCCTTCGTCATACCGGCCGGAACGGGGACGCCGGAGAAAGCGCCGGGAGTAGAGTTGATATACGGCGGAGGAACCTGGGACGCGACGGTCGCCGAAATGAGCGACCACGCGCCGGAGGTAGAGTTCCAACTGACCATGATGTTGCTGCCGACGACGAGTTGCCCCGGCGACATCGAGGTTCCGTTGGCGTTAAAAATCTGAAATGAGCCAAGACCGTTCAGGTTGAGCGTCGCGTTCCCGGTATTCGTCGCGCGAACGCCCGTGATCATGATCGGAGCGCCCTCGATCGACGCGAGCGACGTCGGGACGGGTGCGAGTGTCCCGACGAGGTTATTCACCGATCCGGTGTCCGCCGCCTTATTCGACGAGAATGACTGCAGCTGACCCTGCTGCGCCATCGCAGCCATGGACCCCGCGGTCCAGAAGTTCGATGCGAGGTCGTTCGCGAGCCAGCTCTGAGCGGTCGTTCCCTCCTGCGCCCGAATAACGGTAAGAGTATCACCGGTGACGTTCGTGCACCAGCATATCTCGTTCAGGAGGCCGGTCGCCGCGTCGTTGAGCGTGAGCGTGAAATACTGGTTAGCCCCCGGAGTCGGGAACTCCGCCCCCGCGCCCGACTGAACATTGAGCGCCGTCGCGCTCGGTCCGATCGGCCCGGCGAGCGTCGTCGTGGCGTTATTACTGGCGAGGAGGATCATCGCTTGTCATCCCGGTGAAAGTTGCGGGCGGCGTTCCCGTCGCCGCGACGGACGGAGTCCAGATAGGTTCGAACGCGAGCGTCGACGCCCGATATCGTCCCGGCATTTTTCGACGCGTAGAACACACTCTCCCCCTTTTTCGCGCCGTATTCCTTCTCCATATTAGCCTTGATTTCCTCGCCCTTATCGGTGAGAGGCATATCACACGCTCCTCTTCGGACGGATTAGGAATGGACCTCCCGTGCCCGGCGGAGGCGCGGACGCGGGGAGGAGGCCGATATAAGTCATCACGTGAGAGCACTGAAGCTCCGGCATCATCGCGCCATATATCATCGCCTTCGAGTTCTGAAGTTCAGGCATCAACGCCCCGTAGGTGAGGACCTTCGAATCCTGAAGCTCCGGCGTCAGACCGCCGTAGTTGATGATCTTCGAGGATTCGATCTTAGTGCCTGACATTTTATGCTAGGCTCTTCACGCCGAAGTTGAGTCCCGACGTGAAATCCGCGTTGGTCCACGGGTTCGTCGAGTTCGGATTGGTCCCCCAGATCGCGCCGGAGAAATTCGCGAAGGAGCCGTTCGGCGGAGCGAGGCTGCTCCCGTAAAGGTTATCCGTCCCCGAGACGTGAAGATAGAAGTCGGCGTGCTTCGGTCCGGTATTCCCCGCGGAGAGGCGAAGCTCCTGCGCGAACGCCTGTATCTGCCACGCACCCGTCGGAAGCGTCGTCGCGACGGTCCAGCCCGAGAGATCGTTCGCCGTCCCGTCGGAGATGAAGTTTGTATCGTTGATCGCGACCGAATTGATATCCGCGACGACGCCGGACCAGTTCTGCACCGCGCCCGCCGCGAGAGGCGGGAGGGAATAAACGGTAGCGTTTAGGAGCGTCACGCTGGAGACCCACTCCTCCGACCAATCGATGCCGTTGCTCGTGTTGCAATTGCAGAATACCGCCTGCGCGAGCTGAGTCGCGCCGTCCGTCGTATTCGCTCCGGTGTAGCTGACCGCGACGTTGTTGTTGAACCGAACCTCGACGAAGCCGCTCCCCGTGGAACTATAGACGACCGCGATATTCATCGGGATCGGCGTGAGACCGCCTATCGGGATCGTGTTCGCCGGAGACGTCGCGAGGTCGACGAACGATCCCGCGGCGTTCCGCGTGCTGATCTTCACCGCGCCGGACCCCGCGCCGCGGACCATTAACCGGGCGACGCCGGAAGCATCCTTGAACTCGATGAGCGTCGCGTTGTTATCCGCCGATCCGCCGAGCGCGCTCCACGTGAAAACGCCGAGAACGAAGAACGTCGACGCCGGACCCCAGTTCTGATTGAACTGAAACGAGTTCGTCGGCGGGTCCGCCGCGGTGGACTGAGCGACGTGGATCGTGCACCGTGATCCGGACTGAGGTCGCGTCGCCGCTGACCCGACGAAGACGCTCCCCGTCGTCGTGAAGCCGGTGATCTCGTTTCCGATCGCGTAGCAGGTTCCGAGGGCCATGACGTTAATCCTGCGTCCCGCTGAGGGTTATATATCCGTCGACCGTCCCCGAGACGTTGGTAACGACCAGCTTGACGACCGAACCCGCCGCGACCTCGCCGGAGCCGGCGACCGCTCCGGTGCTATTCACGGCGATCGCCCCGAACCCGGTGAGCGTCGTCCCGTTGACGAAGACCCCGACGTCGACCGTCCCACCACCCGGACCGTTCGAATACTCGACGGAGAGAAGGTGCGCGTTTACGTCCTGATCGCCGGTGACGGTATAGGTCCCGTTCTGCGCCACGACGACGCCCGGAGCGACCCACGTAAGCGTTCCGAACGAATACGGCGAACCGGAGGGGGTCTGGGAAAGCATCTGAAGAACGAACGCCGCCGGGATCGTCATCCCGATCTGGCATGTATTTCCGGGGAAGTTTACCTTCGCTCCTCCGGATGACGACGCGAGGACGGCCGTGCGCTGGAGTTGATTTCCGGTTGCGTAGGTCGCCCGGTCGACCTCCCAGACGAAACTGATCGGATCGTAGCAGAACACCCACGTCGTCTGCCCGACCGTCATGACCGAAGCGAACGTCTGCTGACCGGGAACCGCTGAACCCTGAAGGATGTAGTTTCCCAGACCGCCGACGATCGCCGTCTCTTCGGTCCGGTCGTCGAGGATATCTACGGGGACGAAAGTCATCGCGCGCTACCCTTGATTTATCGAGATGCCGGCCGTCGTCGCGTAGAAGTAACTCTCCGGATCGCCGACGATGATCTGCTCACCGCTCGCCGGAGCCGTCCCGACCCCGTTGATCGCGACGGAGAAAATAAGGCGAGTTATCAGCGACGGGTTTATCAGCGACGAGATAGACCCACGGAACGCGTCCGCCATATCGAGGAGGTTCATCGGCTGACCGGCGAAAATGGAATTTACATAGTCGACCAGCGCTGGAGCGGCAAGCTGCGAGACCGCCGTCGCCGAGACCGCCGTCGGCGAGGTCGTGTTCCACGTAACCGTCATCGTGACGGTCTGCTGCGGGGGCGTGACGAACGGGATCGTATAGGTGTTCGGAAAATCGATGATTTGCGGGGTCTGGTTCCGAAAGTTCGGCGTTACTACGCCGCCGGAGACGTAGGTCGTATACCCGCTCGTATCGACCCCGATGCTGATCGTCTTCTCATCTACGACCGTCGCGGTGAGGGAGACTCCGTTAAGCTCGGTCATCCCGACGATGCCGTTAATCTCGAAGACCTGACCAGTCGCGTATCCGTGGTTCAGATTGGTCGTCACGACGCCGGGGTTAGCCTTCGTGATACCGATGACGTCGATCGTCGACCCGACGAGACCTGGTATCCAGAAGTCTTCCTGAAAGATCGCGTTCGCGACCGCGTAGGGGTCCCCACCGCCGACGATAATCTCGAAGCCGTTCGTCTGCTGAACGATCGAGATGAGCCGCGCCTGAACTCCGGAGACCTTTTGAAGCGCCGTTCGAAGGCTCGTGAGCATCCCCGTCGAGATAGCCTTCCCCGCCTGAAGGACGGCAGCCCGGTAGTCCTCCTCCGTCGGTGCGGAGGTCGCTGGAGTCCCCGCGAGCGGGTTCGAGACGGTAAGGGAGATACCCGGTGGAAGTCCGGTAACGAGCTGCGTGACGGTATTCGCCGGAACGACCCACGACCCCGATGTCGTCGCGAGCGCGAAGAGCGGAGCGCTCGATCCGGACGACTCGATAACCCCGCCGTCCTGGAGCGTATATTGGTTCGTCCCGTCCGAAACGGTGAAACCCTGCGCGAGGACGAAGCCCTTCTGGCTCGTTGCGCCGGAAAAGACGACGTTCACGCTCGTCGTCGTGTCCGCCGTCTGCTGCGGGACGCCGTAGACCTCCCCAAGCTGAGCGAGGAGGAACGCGTTCGCCGCGTATGGCGTGAGAGAGTTGACCAGTTCAACGCGGAAGGAGTCACAGAGTGAAAGCGCCGCGACGTCGGTCGAGGCCATATCCTCGATCATCGACGCGGGGAGGTCCGCCGTCAGCCCTGGAGATTCCGAAACCGCGATAGCGACGAGCTGCGCGCGAAGGTCCGCCGGGAGCTGCGGCTGAAGGCCGTTCACTCCGATGATCGTCGGGAAGGTTCCGCTCACGTCCCTATCTCCAGCACGACCTTCGTCCCGTTATTCAGAACGACGTTCACTCTATACGTCGGCGGAGTCCCCGGCCCTCCGGGAACCCGGACGATGATAAGGCTCGCGAAATACTGAGCGAACTGGGCCTGCGTCTTCATCACGTCGAAGTCGGGAGCGATCTGCTGCATGATTGACCGCTGCGCCGGTATCCCGTAGTTCGCGTAGAACGGAGACTCACCGGTCTGAAGCTTTAGACACTGGATGAGCGTCGTCAGATAAACGTAGTCGTTTGAGCCGTTCGCCTCGGTCGATATCTCGACCCACTTATAGACGCCTTCGGAGAACTCCGTCGGTGGCTGGCTATAGACGCGCCCGTAAGTCCTCATTGAGAGAAGACCTTATGCGATCCCGATACGATCGTCCCGGCTCCGGCGGGGCACGTCGTCGCGTCGCCTATACGCGCTACGCCCGGCCCGCCGAGACCGGCGAGATTGACGAGCGGGGTAATCAGATTGATACCGGACGGAGTAAGATCGAGGTGCGACGCGGAGCCGGTATCCCGGATCGTAACGCCGCCGGGACCGAAGAGTGTGAAGATACTCGGGTCGACGGCGTCCCAATTCGAGTTCCCGACCGCGAACCATACGAGCGTCGAGAGGTTAGCCCGCTGGGATAGGTCCGCCACGCCCCCACCGAGGCCGGAGACGCCCCCCGCGTAGACGTCGAGGGGAAAGACCGCCCCGAGGTCCCCGACGGCCGTAGGGGGCCGGAAATAGACCGCGCCGGCCACGGGGACGGTCACGGTCGGGAGCGTGAATATACCGGTAAGGAGGAACTTGACCGTGACGATCGGAACGCCCGGCTCCGGTATCGCGACGACCTGCGCCGGAAGAGCTTTCCCCGCGAGCTGCACCGCGTCGTTAATGCGCTTCGTCGCCCACTGGTTGGACGTAAGCGCGAACGCGGTTTTCTGGGAGTTATCTGCCATCTAAGCCGCCGCCGAGTTAGGTGACTGAAGCGACGCGTCGAAGACGGAGACCCAATAATCACCACTCTCCGCCCGGAAGTTCCCAACGTGCCGCACGTTATTAATTTGGAAGACGCCGTTGAAGACGCTCCCGCTACGATATTGTGAAAGCGAAGCCGCCGTCGTCGTAACCTGCCCCGGAGGGAGTTTCACATAATCGTCGACGTGCAGGTCCGCTCGCATGACACACGTGAAGTTCACGATCCCCGAAGCCTTCCACGTGACCTGCCCGATGAGGTCATTAAAGGCGATCTGAAACGGAGTCTTCGTCGTCGTCCCGTCGCGGACGATAAACTTGTTCTTCTGAATGGATATCCGAACGCCCGCGTAGGTTCCGCCGATGATCGACTGGCTCATCTCGCGGACGTAAGCCGCGTATTGCGAGAGGTTCCCGTAAAAGCCAGGTTCGTCATGCGCGAGGACGAGCTTAGAGCTGATCTGGATATCCGACGTATACGACGGAAACGCCGTCGCGAGCGTCGTCTTGATCGCGGATGAAAGCGGCGTTCCGGAGACCCAGTTCTGGGTCAGGTTGACCTGCGTCTCTCCGGGTGAAGGACCCGCGGCGACGAGGTTCAAGTCAAGAGTCATATCTACGTCGCGCCAATTCCCGAACGCCTGAATAATCGACCCCGCTACGAGGAGGCCGTTCTGCGCCGGGTTCGCGAGCGGGAGACCCTTCTGCATTCCCCCGAAGACGGAGATATTTTTGAAATTCAAGTCGGACGCCTGGCCAATATCGGTAAGGGGTATTCCCCAGACCCGAACGAAAGAACCGCCGACGGGAGTATCGTAGGGCGCGACCTGGATATCCATCTCGACGTTCAACGCGCCGGGGTCCGACTGCCCGTTTACGTAGGAGGTATATCTCTTCAGGACCTTCCCCGATTTCGGATCGGTGATTTGGATATCGTAATACCTCACGACGGGTTGACCTCGAAGTTCCCCGTCGACGGCCGGAAGACGACGCTCGCCGGAGCGATCTGCCCATAGGCGAGGTCAATATCGTATCCCGGCGGAGACCCTACCATCGCCATACAGGCGAGGAGGTTCCGCGAGAGGTCGTAAAGGTTGAAGTAGTATCGCTGCCCCGCCAACGACCACGTAATGATCGCCGTATACGTCGCCAAGTCCGTGACGACCTGAAACTGAAACGGCTGTGTCGCGGAAGGCTGAAACGGAACGAACGTCGGGGAGGTCGTTCCGCTCATGGGGCACCGAGCGGCTGCTGAGTAACCGGAACCGTCGCTGCGGAATTAAATGTGGAGGACGATGTTCCGGTGAGGTTTGACGAAGCGGGCTGCGTCGCCGCGGCTCCGCCCGAAGATGGGTTATCGACGATCGTCGACGGTCCCGAAGTCGACCCGTCAGTCTGAAGGCCGTTCGTGATCTTCGATGTAAGATCGTTCTGGACCTGAGCCGCCTGGGCGAGCGTGATAAGCGGCTGCTCAAAGTCCCACTTCCATGTCTCCTGTGGGTTCTTCGCGTCGCCGCTCGATGCGTCGGCGAGGGAGAGGAGGATGCAGTTCGGCCAGTAGGCCGACGGTGTCACGACGATAAACGTGCCGCCCTGAGAGCAATGAAGTTGGAGCGTCTTCTGAAGCGCGATCATCGTCGCGAGCTTTACCGCGACGCCACCGTCTCCCTTCGGAGGACAAACCATTAGGAGCGAGACGTGAAGAGGGTCCGCGATAATCGCGTTCGCCGCTACGGTCTGATTAGCGAAGGTATACTTCCCGATCCTGTTCGCGATGAGCGTCGACCCCGCGACCGGGCGGAAGTGGGCGAACATATTATCGATCGTCAGACCTTCGCTCGCCCCGCTTAGGAGGCCGGTCGCGAAGTTCAGCGCTTCCGTCAACGCGACGATCGGAAGATAGCCACCGAGCGCTCCAGCGATACCGCCCTGAAGGACGATCGGAGACGCCTCGAACGAAAGCCGATAAAGCTGCCGTCCGAGTGACTCCAATATGTTTGTGACCGATCCGCTCATCCTGGCAACGACGACGTCGAAATGTTGACGTTCGCCCCCGTCCTATTTTCGATGACGATCCGGACCCCGCTGCCCGCCCCTACGGTCTTATTAACATAGTTCTGCGTTTCGGGCTTCAGATGTTCGAGCCACGCGTTTCCATATTGACGAACCGCGTCTTCGACACGACCCTCCCCCGCGTTATACGCAGCGACTGCCTTCCGAAGGTCACCGTGAAATTCCGCGAGGAGGTCCTGGAGATACTTCGCCGCACCGGTCGCCGACTGATCGAAGTTATTCCGATCCGTGATCCCGAATCGCCTCGCGGTATCCGGTATAAACTGAAACTCCCCCATCGCGTGGGCCGAGTTCTCGTGATACGCGTCCGGGTTCGCCCCGCGGCTCGACTCCGCCGCCCATATCTGATCGAGGAGGCCGGCGGGGAGCTTATAGGCGTTTTCCAGGTTCTTGATGACCTCGCTCTTCGGTCGACCCATCTCGTCGAGGCCCTGCTGGGACATCCCAAGCTGCATCCCCCACCGACGGATCGACGGCATGGGACCGCGGCTATCTCCGAGTGGATCACCTTGTTCACGGCTAACCCAAGGAGCACCAGTAAGCGGGTGCTTATATCCAGGCTTGTAGGTCCACGACGTCGGCATATCCTCCAAGGAAGGCCCGTTAGGGCCTTCGCCGATGGCGTTACCGCCCCCGCCGCCTCCCGCGCCTCCGTAGCGCGTTCTGAAGGTCGACGGGGACACGGTCTCCTTCCCCGTGACTCCGAACCACCCGAGGACGACCCCGATCTTCTCCGCGAGCTGCGCGAGGCCGGTCCCGAAGCTTTCCATCTTTCGGATGAAGTCGTCCGATCCGAGATAGTCCGCCGCGGTCTTCAAAGCGCCACCTAGTTCAGTTATCCACTCCTTCATGTGAGGATTGGACATCAGCGCCTTGATCGCGTCGGTCAGGTCTTCGGAGAATTTCTGCAGCGCCGGGCGGAGCGGGGAGAGGCCGGTGATGAACGTATTCTCGATCGAGGTCTTCGCCCGGTCAAGCTGGCTCGTAAAGTCCTGCCATCCGCGCTGGATATTCGGATCGACCGCAAACGCCCCGACGTCCTTCCGGTAGCTTTGCCGGACGTCACTCCACTCCTTATCCCCCGTCGACCCCATCCGGCGGAGTTCGTCCATCGAAAAGATATCGGTAAGACCATGTGCCTGGGCGAACTGAACGCTCCGGTCGCTGTGGATGTAAAGCTGCCGAGCCTTGTCCGCCGCCTCGATCGCGAGTTCCGCCGGGTCTTTGTTCTGATAGTTCGTGATCCCCAGCGCACCGAATATCCAGTTTTTCGTGTAGTCGCTTTTCGCTCCCGCGACGTTCGAGAGGACGGAGTTCGGATCGACGAACCGCTGATAGTTGACGTTGAACGCCTGCTGCTCGGCCGAGTTTACCCCGAGGCCCCGCGCGCTCCGGAGCGCGCCCGCCGCGTCGCCGCCGAGGCGGGATATACCCCAGAGCGAGAATACCCCTCCAGCGCCTCCCAGAAGGGCACCTATGCCCGTCCACTTCATCAGGTCTAGGGTAGCACCCGCGATATTCCGAGCGACCTGGTGAGTCTCCCGGACGAGCTTGGAGAAGCTTAGCATCGAGGACGACGCGGCGCGGGAGAACTTCTCCTCCTCGCGGGTCGACCCGCGTATGATTTCCTGCTGCGCGAGCATCGCCGCGGCCATCTTCGTAAGGTGCTCGTTCTGCTGGCCAATCTGCTGACCCTGCGCAGCCCAAGCGCCGCCCATCTTGCCGAGAGCGGACTGGTATTTAGCGAACGTATCGGCGAAGCGCTTGAACTTAGCGTCGTCGATATCGATATCGAGGACGGAGGTGGGCATAGGCTAGGCCGGAACCCTCGACCCGCTCGCCCGGACCGTCGCCGTCGGGCCGACGCGCCACTGCCTCGTCTCGGTCACGAGGAGCTTCGGAATCCCCGTTTCCTTCGCGATACGGACGTCGCTCCACCCTTCGTCATACGCGCCGTCGCGGAAGTGCTGTGCAAGGATGCCGAGCACGTTATGTATCTTCCGCTCACCGATCTTGTTTTTCGTCAACGCCATTCTGTCCTCCTCTTAGCCGTCATCGCGCTTATCAGGAGCCGATCCCGGAACGCCTTCGCGGTAGGATATTCGAGGCCGAGCGGCTCGAAGAACCTCGCGAAGCCCGGACCGGCGAGCCAGTCTAGGATGGCACCGATGATACCGCCGCCGGAGCCGCCTTCACGCCAGTATTCTCTTCCCCGGTCGACGTCGTCAAAGAAGCTGCGAACTCCGTAGAGTTGTATAATACGCTCTGCGTTCCCCAGAGGTCGTTCATCCCCTCCAAGACCGCGGCCACCTGGCGTTGGTTCTGCATCGCCGAGACTAAGGTAAAAAAAGTCACCGCGTTCTCGGCGAAATCCCGCTCCTCGTCGGTAATGAGCTTCTGCTCGATCGCACTATACATCGGGACGGTGCTCCACCCCGCCGGGCCACGGACGACGACGTTCGTCAGACGTTTCATCTCTTCGACGAGACCGGCCTGAACGCCGTCGGGTCCGTCCCATATCCGTCGCTCCTCCGACGCCTTCTTCAGCATCATGAGCGCGACGCGCGGACCGGAGATAACGGAGAGACCTTCCTGCCAGAGCCGCGTGAACGCGACGGAGATAGGGAGGAAATAGGTCTCGAACGTCTCGCGCATGATAGGCGTCGCGTGGATGTAAAGCGTCCCCTCGCCGCTCCGCGGGAAGGGGATAACGATGTTGAGCTTCTTATCGATCCGCACGTCGTCACACGTTCCAGAGGCTGGAGTTCGTCGGGTAGTAGCCCTTCATTGTGATCACATATCCGGGATCGCCGCCGTTGAACGTCATCGGACCGGTATCGGTGATCGAGCAGTTCTGGAAGACGTAGTCCGGAAGCGTCGACGCGTCCGGCCGGACCGTGATCGGGCCGATCAGCGAGTTCGTCTCCTGCCTCGCCTTATAAGACGCCGCGAGCGCCTGGCTCCGGAGGAGCTGGATCGTCACCGTCACGAGCTGATACGGCTCCGGCGAAGTAACGGTCCCGGCGAGCGTCGGGAGCGTCCTCGTCACCTCGCCGTCGAGCGTCATCGAGATGGCGTTCGGGCCGAGGAACCCCGGAGTGACGTTCAGTTCCGGGCTACCGGGGATCGTCACCGTCGCCCGAAGGCGGTTAAGCGTCCCCTGGTCGATAAGCGGGTTACCAGCCATTGGTTATCTCTCCTTTAGGCCGCGGGGAACTCGGTGACGTTGACGTTGAAGACGATCTCGATGAACCCGCGGTTCGGCGTGTAGGACGTCGCGAGGCCCTTATAGATACCCGCCGGGAAGTCGGAGGGATTATCCGAGACGTAGGTCGCGAACGGAACCGCCGTCACCGTCACCGGGCCGAGGACGAGGCCGAACGTGATCCCTCGGTTCATCGTCTTCTGCGAGACCGCCTGCAGCTGGTTGATGCCTGCCTGGTCGTAATAGAGCGGAGCCGCCGGGTTGTTCGAGCCATTAATGATCGCGTTCGAGATATCGAGGTTCAGGTTGATCTGGACCCAGTCGACGGAATACCAGTAGGTCGCGTCGTGACCGTCCATCGTCGTCCCCCAGAGGAGGATCGTATTCGAGATACCCCCCTCCGCGCCGGTCCCGATGACGTTCACGCCAGCGGTCTTCAAGGTCTGCAGCAGCGCCGCGTTCCCCTTCGTCGGGTAAGGCGTGACGCCCGCGACCTCGGAGAACGCGAACGGCGTTACCGCGGAGACCGAAGATGGGTCGTAGCCGAGCCAGACGTGGAAGATCGACGCGATGGTGAACTCCGTCGCCGGAGCCGCTGGAGCCTGGATCAGCGCGATGACATCCTTCATCAGATCGGTGTAGGCTGTATACGTCCCCACCGTGGTCGTGACGAAAAAATAGAACGTCGACGTGGTCGACTCGTAATCGGCGATCAGCGAGAGGAACGACGACACGCCGTCCCACGCCCGCGGGGTAACGACCGCGTAAAGCGTCGGGTCCTGCGCGGTCCACGCGCTCGGCGGGTTCGCGATGAGGTAAGCCTGCAGCGCCGCGATACCCTGGACCGGCGTCGTCGGACCGAGTTCGAGAACGTAGACCGCCTGCGCGAAGCCCTGCGCGAAGTAAGTGGTCACCATCGAAAGTATTTCGGACGCGCTTGCCGGAACGTAAGTTCCCTCCGTCGTGACGGAGCCGGGGTTACTCGTGAGCGGATACGTGAACGTGCTCGCCCCGGTGACGGTCGCGAGATAGGTCCCGTTATACCCGGTCGGAGCCACGCCCGCGATGACCATCTCGAACGTCGCGCCGGTCTGATATCCGTGCGGAGCTGCCGTCGTGACGTTAACGAGCGGACCCCCGGAGTTATAAGCCGCTCCGGTGATCGTCATCGTCAGGCCGGTCGCGATCGTATATTCGATCGTGCTTCCGGTCGTCCCGACCGCGGCCGTCCACGTTCCGTCGATATCCGCGAACGCCCCCGTCCCGGTCGCGACGGAGATAGTGACCGCGTTCCCCGGCGATAACCCATGCGGTGCGGACGTTGTGAGCGTCACCAGACCGCTTCCGGAGTTATAGGTCCCCGAGGATACCGTCCCGGACTCCGCGGGCGTCCATGATAGCGAGGTGATCGCGAGCGGCGCGACCGCGAGCGGGGTGAAGTCCGCCGGCTGGGTTAGAAGCGATAGCGAGTTCGGCTGGGCGTTCGTCCCGCCCTGGCTGATGAGCGCCCCGGTCTCCTGAAGGAGGTTTGGTGCCGGAGCGATCGTCTGCGTGACGTTTACGATGACGATCTGAGGCATTTTAGAAGCTCCTTAAGGAGAGCAGCGGAACGCTTTAGCTGTGGTTCTCAACGGTGATGAACGTATCCGCCGCCGTCCCCTCGATCGCGACCTCGCCGGTATAGCGAACCGAGCCGCCGAAGAAGGAGTTCAGCGAAAGCGTCCCGGCCGCGGCGGAGGTCGAGGAGGGGAGGATCGCGATGGCGTCCGCCGTCCCGGCCGTCGTATGCGGGCCGAACACGACTTTCATCGTCGCAGTCCCGAGGTTCACGATCGCGCCGCCGGGGAGACGGTTCGGGTTCGCGAGAAGCGCTGCTTGAAACGTTCCGGTATTCACGATCGTCCCGACGTTCTGAACGACGGTCGCCGCGGCCGGAGTAGCGACCTGAACGGGGATTGGATTCTGGGTCATAGTGTGGTCTCCTGAGCTAGAGGAAGAGTTGACGTTTAGGGAGAGACGGCGAGAACCTCGTAGTCCATAATCACCGTCGCGGTGCCGCTGTTGGTCGGTGGGGTGCTGTTCACCGTCAAAATATCGACCGCGATGCCTGATCCGCCCGCAAGAACAACGCCCGGCGTAACTGCTACGCCAGAAGCAGGAACATAGGTTGATCCGGCATCGGTCAGAGAAAAGGCCGTGGCGGCACTAAGGTCGGAAGTGATGAACCCCCCGGCACCGGCCGTAACCAACGACGTTCCGGTGCCACATAGAACGACCGTATTAGTCCCGTTGAAAGTAGCACCTCCGTTCACAGGATAGTCGCCGTCGAAAGCCACTGTGCCGGTGACACGAAGAAAATTGCTTGCATTCAATCTGGCGGCTTGATCGCCAGGACCACACACGACTGTCGAAGCAGTCCCCGGCCCTGGTGTGATCGAGATAATGGGAAGCGATCCCGTTACAGCTGTCACGGCTAGGGTTGCGTCATTGCTGCCGGTCGTAATCGTCCCCGTATCACCGACAGCCGCTAGGATACCACCGTCGTTTAGATCAGTCGTCGCAATCGGGCCAGCACCGACGCCGAGGTCCGACGATGTGGAAAACGTAATACCGGCGTTGATCACATCGGAGTTATAGAGGATGCCTCCGACAGCGTTCGAAATCAACCCTGTCATGAACTGGAAATTAGGCCCCTGGAACGGCGTATTTCCATTCGCGTCGGACGACGACGCTACTGCGCGAGGCTGGCCAGTGCTGCCGGTATAGGAGAGATTAGCACTAACCCCAGATTGCACGAATAAATCCGCGCCCGGTTCATATAGGATAGATGCTTTGGTAATGTTGACGATCGTATTCGGCCCCTGACCAGGTAGGACTTGCAGCGGAGCGGAATTGAGGGTCAGAAGCTGTGATTTTGTGACTTGAAGTGTAACTGAAGACCCACCACCGCCGCCCCCTCCACTAATCGAGAGGAGCGCGACGCCCGGACCTCCCGATGTGATAGTCCCGCCGGAGACGACGCTTAACGTCGTCGTATTAGTGATGGTCCCCCCACCGCCTTCGACGGTCAGCGGAGAACCGCCGAAAAAGTTCGGACCCTCGAATATATTTCCTGACATTTAAGTAATCTCCGTTATTGTGAACGCCGCGGACGTCGTCCCGTCTACCCAAATCGTTCCGGTATAGACGTAGCCCGAAGTCCCCATATTAAGGTTGAATGAAAGACCTGGCGCGACCTGCACCGACGATCCTCGGGTAGCCCCGGCGACCCCCGTGAAAACGTATAGAACGCCGGAACTGTTGTTCTGGATGAACCCGCCCTTTCTCTTCCCGTTCGGGCCGAGCGCGATCTGAAAGGTTCCTCCGGCGGTGATCGTCCCACCGTTAGGTGAAACGCCGACGGATACGGGTCCGGACGCGCCGCCGGTAGGAAGTGCGTATTGCGGCATCTCACGTTACCTCGAAAGTGACGATCGCTTCTTTGATGAACTGCTGGGCGATCTTCAGCGCAGCGGTCTGGTAATAGCTCACCTCGAAGTCGATCGTCTTTTTCTGTGAAAGGATGAGAAGCTCCGGCTGCGGGTGCTTGTCATCCCTAACCGCCGTTCCGAGCGTCGGACCGGAGAGCATACCCATATTCTCCGTCACGAGCATGTAGCGCTCCACGTAGTTCAGGAACGCTATCGCCTCGGGGTTCCGGAACCCGTAGAGTGTAAGGCGGACCCGATCCGCGACGAGCTGCCACGGGTTCCCGTCGGCGTCGTAGCGTGGAATAGGCTGAAGCGCCCGCGTCCCACCTGGATCGATGTGAACCGCGACGAACGGAGGCGCGAGGTTATCGGGGACCGCGAAACTCGGGTAGAGCATCACGCCGATACCATTCAGGTTCACGCCGACGAGGTCCGGAGACGAGAAGACCGGAGCGATGAGCGAAAGCCAAATCGGGAGCGAGTTCGAGACGACCGGAGTGAAAGTATCGAACCCGTCGATCTTATCGATCAATTGGTTCTGCGTCACCGAGTAAAGCGCGTTCCCGCGGTAGTGCCACAACCCGGCTTGACGATAGAACGGCCGGCGTGAGGAGAACGCGAACCTGATACCGTGGTGCTCCGCTACCCATATTGAGTTCGGCGTCACCGCGTTAAGGTCGTTAATCTCCTGCTCGGAAGTGAAAATCACCTGGTTCGACGAATAGTTCGCCGTCTCGGTCTGGTTCGTATCCGTCCCGTAGTGAAGCGATCCCTCCGCGATAAGCGTCGGCGCGGGGGTCTTAATCCCGGCGGATCGATCGAACGGAACGGAGTTGAAGAGCGCCGAGTTGAAGAGCGCGGAGGGGCGGAGTAGGTCCGCCTTGACCCAAAAAACGAACCCGTCGACCGGAAGAACGAGGCGGATATACTTCGTGAAGATGACCTTCTGCAGAAGGCTGATCGTATCGACGCCGGCTTGCAGCGGCCCCTGCCACGGTGATCCGCTCGCGAGGGACTCGGAGACGTCGGACATCTCTTAGTCCGCCCACGCCCGGAAGGACGCTTCGAAGAGGCCGGTATCGATAAAGCTCGGCCGACGGCCCTTCGGGTTATACCCGGACTTGAAACGGGCTGAGACCCCCTTCAAAGCCGCCTGCGTAGGCACTCCGGGGATACCGAGACCTTCGACTTCCCGATCCGATAGGAACTTCCGGAAAAGGTTCTCGATCTCGTCGGTAGCCCCCATGAGAGGGTTTATCTCGGCGAACGGAGCACCGGAGAGGAGATTCTCCAATTGCCCCGTCATCGACTCGGTTAGGAGCTTCATAATATCGTCGTGATGCGTCTCGAAGAACAGCTCCATTATATGGTAGCGGTTCTCCAGCCACCCAGCGACGTCGCCCGTCGTCACGCCACGCTTCGAGCTAAGACCCTCGGTGTTCTCATCGAGGGTCCGATCCTTACGCCGTCCGATCCGAGAGACGAGCTTCTTGATCGGAGCCGGCCCGTCGACGTAGGGAATATCGACAACGCCGAGATGGAGCGTCGTCACGACAACCCCCAGAGCGTTCCGTATTTCTGCGCGAAGGACATATACTGCCGACCCCACGGGGTCTTCACAAGCATCATATCCGTCATCCCGAGGGTCTTCATGAACTCCGGATTAAGGAGCGAGACGCTCGTTCCCTCATCCGACGTCGAAGTTACGACGCCCGGAGTGAACGCGTTGATCTTAAGTTCCTTCCTCGTGAACGCGAAGAAAGGCATCGGTGGATCGGAGCCGTCGACCGGCGGAGCGCCGGGCTGATCCATCGCGAAGACGATGACGTTATGCCCCGCGAGATTATAGACCGAAAGCGTATAGGCCGCCCCACCTAGCATTCCGGGCGGGCACCATCCGGGGAACGGGAACCCTCCGAACCCGAGCGCCGGATTGACCGTCTCCAGAGCTACTTCATACGCGAAGGCGATCACCGGCGAGTTCGAGGGGAGGATCGTCGTCGATATCCCCATGACGTTTACGAGCCACGCGGTAAACCCCGCGAGCGTCGGAGGTCCGATCATCATATTCACGGGATGAACCTCGAAAAAACGATGAGGAGAACGACGATGACCGTCATCCAGAGTATTACCCGGTCCACATCACGCTAGGCGGCGTTCCGCCGGGAGTTCCGACGACGCTGCTCAGCCCTCGACTCCGCGGCCGGCGGACCCTGGTGATCTCGGCTTACCCGAACGCCTTCCGCGATGCTTGGATTATCCGTAACCTCACGACCGCTACGACGCTCCTCGACGACGCTCATCTCCAACTCCTTGAGCGCACCGTTCGGAACGTTGTTTTCGATCGCCGCGCTCGTGAAGACCGCCGCTTCCTTGCGAAGCTCCTTCCCGCGAGCGTTCAGGACCTCCTCGTTATGCTTCAGCGCGTCATATATCTTCGCAAGTTTCGGGTTCCGATCGATCGTGTAGTAAAGGCCGATGAAGCCCTTCGTCCGGTCGACCTCGTCCTCCGAGACCATCCCGTATCGTGTGTGATGCTCGATGATCGAGTCGATCTGTGGCTGGTTTAGATCGCCGGAGAGTTGGACGTAACCGCCGATCGCGATGGTCTGCATCCGAACCCCCTTCATCTCCGGGGCGGAGTATACGAAGTCCTGAACCTGCTGGGTGCAGTTAACGACATACATCTTCACGAAATCATTCCCTTACGGATAGGTCCCCGATATCGATAGTCGCCGCGGCAGACCGGCCAGGGAGGGGAACCGGCTCTTCGAGCGCGCTTCTCTAGCCGCGGCGATGCGTCCTACTGGTAGACCGCGCTGATGATCGTGACCGCCTCCGGACGGACGCCCCACCCGGAGGTGATACGCCACTCGGAGAGGACGTCGATCGCGCCGCCGGGGAGCGGGGTCGGGATTTCCCGAGGAGCCGCCATATCGCAATACATCAGCGTGCACGCCTCCATCCCCGGCGAGAGGCGGGCGAACTCGTTCGTGTTGATCTTCGAGCCGGCCGGCTTCTTGACCTCCGGCATGACGATGACGATCGCGTCCGAACCGCCCGCGCCCTTCCCGATCAGGGTATCATCGTAGCACCAGATGATCTTGTCCTTGTTCATATCCAGGACGTCCTTCACGACGCCCGCGGTAGTCGTCGAACCCGCGCCGATCCGCTGGAACTGAACGAGCTGCACGATATTCTGGTATTCCATCGCGCCGAGCACACGCTGCGGGCCGAGGATCGTAAAGTCGCGGCCGATACCGAGCTGGTTGGTCCTGGTCTTCAGCGCGCTGATCTGGGTCAGCAGGAAGACGCCGAGCTGCCCGTTGTCGTATGTGACGATGGTATCGTTGTTATTCGAGTCCGGCGGGAGGGAGACCGCCGTCGCGCCCTGGGAGTTCAGCAGGCCCTCGCCGTTCGCCGGGTTGAACCCGTAGAGGAGCGCGGAACGGGCAAGCTGGAAGTGGCCCTGACGCATCCCGAGGCGCTGCGCCGAGACGATATCGACCCCCCAGCGCCCCATCGCGGCGGTATCGTGGTGGTCGTATTCGCCGCGGACCCGGAGGAGATACGTCGGAGTGCTGATCATCTCCAAGGTCGTGGAGATAGACGGGAGGAGGTTATAGGCCATCGTCCCGGCCGCGACCTTCGTGCGGACGTCGACGCGTTTCACGTAGACGTAGAGGTCCCCCTCGCCGAGTCGCGTGAGCGGCTCACCCGTCGGGAGCAGGTCGAACGCTCCGGACGCCTGCGAGTAGGGAAGGAGAAGCGCCGGTTCGATGAACGACGGATTGACGATCACGAACGCCGGGGCGATGTTTGCCATCAGTGGTTACCTTTCTGTAAATCGCGCCACGCGTCCGCGAGGCGGAGAGGTGGGTTGACTCAGATCAGAATAACTGCGCAGGTTCCCTGCCGGTTCCAGTTCGCGAACCCGCCGGCGTAGGAGACCGTCATCGAATTTCCGACCGCGACTTCGAGGAGGCGGACCGGAAGCGCCGCGCCGTTACTCACCGTGCCGCCAGTAATCGTCATCGTCTGACCGGATGGAGCGGTGAAGTTGAGCGTCGAGCCGGTCGTCCCGGCGGTGAGAGTCTGCTCACCGTTGAGCGTCGCGAACCCGCCGGTCCCGGTAAGGCCGGAGAGGACGACGGTATCACCGGGGTTCAGACCGTGCGGAGCTGCGGTTGTCATCGTCACACCGACGGTCCCGAGTGCACCGCCGGTAATCGTCATCGTCAGGTTCGGAGCCGCGACGAAGTTCAGCGTCGAGCCGGTCGTCCCAGCGACGGCGACCTGTGTCCCGTTGAGCGAGGCAAACGCCCCCGTTCCGGTCATCCCCGAGAGAGTGAACGAATCACCGGGGAGGAGGCCGTGCGCCGCGTTCGTGGTCAGCGTAACCGCGCCCGAGGACGGAGTGTAGGTCCCCGAAGAGACGGTCGCCGCCGTCGCGTAGGTCCCCGAGGAGACGGTCGTCGCGACGTAGGGGACGAGCTGCTCATTGACGTAGTCCCACGCGACCTGGCTGGTGATCGGCGTGCCGTCGAGGCCGACGAGCGTCGGCGACGCCGCGACCGCGATCCGGGCGTTGCTCCCGAGGCGGTAGAAGTTCACCTGCATCCCACCCGCCGCGAGCGGAACGGGAGACTGCGGGAAGTTGATCATCCCGTGGGCCTGGTCGAAGACCGTGAACCCAGTGATGTTCGTCTCCGCGGTCGCCCGCTTGATATTCCCGCCGAGCGTCCCGGCGATACCGACCGGCGGAACGTTCTCGGTGATCGCGATGCCTCCCCACATCGGGGACGACTCGGTCAGCGCGACGACGCCGCCCGCGAGTTCGTTCCGGACGGAGGGGTCGTTCAGGGCGGTGCCCTGGATGTAGCCCTCCGACGAGATATTGAAGGTCCCCGCCGCCACGGTCGTGATGTTGGGGTTGAAGGAGATATTGCCCGACATTTGTAGTTCCTGTGCTTAGGCTCCCGAGGGAGCTGGTTTTCGGGAAGCCCCCGGTCAGTTCGACCGGTTGTTGAACCCCGCGACGATGCGACGCCCCGCCGAGAAGTTCTGCATCCACGCGCCCGGCTTGCCGACGAACGACGTAACCCGGCGTCCGGTCCGATCGGTGTTCGAAACCTCGCGAAGCTCGTCTTCCGGAAGGTCCGTCGGGTTCCGTGAGTAGGTCATCGCGTCGGCGTAGACCTGCGCCTCCGCGACCGCGAAAGCGTCCGCGCCGAGTGTGCCGAGCGAAATCTTGCCCCACGTCCCGCTGTGCTGTTGAACGCCCTTCGCGAGCCGGCGGCGGTAGGCGATCAGGTCCTCGCCGTCCATCGGGCGCGGAGCAACGGAGCCGAGCGCGTGATAGACGGAATCAGCGCGGGCCTGCGCGTCGGCGAACGCATCGCGATCGGCGTCGGCGAGAACCCTCGGCATGCGGCGCGAGAGGTCGTCCAGGCGCTCCGCCAGCGGCTTCGTCGCGTCCCGACGGACCGAACGATAGGCGTCGCGCCGACCCCGCCAGAAACCACGCGCAGAGTCTTTGCGGACCCCGTCTGCCATCTCCTTCAGCTTCTCCGGCTCGCCCTCGTCGGCGTCGTCGCGCTTCTTCGCGTCATCGTCAAGCGCGTTCTTCAGGTCCTCGGGAAGTTCCTTCTCCTTGCCCTCCGCGTCGCCGTGCACCTTCACGCTTTTCCCTTCGTAGAAGTCCTTCCGGGATTTCCAGTGCGCTCCGGCCGCATCCTTCCGGTCCCCGGCGCGAGCCGCGAGTTCGGGAGGCATCGCGTCGTCACGCTTCGCGGAGTCGTCGATCTCCTTCTTCAGGTCCTCCGGAAGCTCCTTCTCGGAGTCCGCACGCTTCTTTGCGTCGGCGCGGCGGGTCTTGTAGGTATCCTTCCGCGACTTCCAGTGCGCACGGGCCGCATCCTTCCGGCCCTTATCCGCCGCGGTCTCCTCGGGCATACCCTTGAGGAACTCCGGCTCCTCCTCGTCGTTATCGTCGCGCGTCGCGGCGTCGTCGTCGAGCTTGCTCATCATCTCGGGCGGGCAGCCCTCGGCGTCGTCGCGCTTTTCGAACTTACCCTCGACGGCGTCCATCCGCGCGCCAAGGTTATCCATGGCCGTAAGCAACTTGTCGAGCTTCTGGCCAGCATCGCCTTCGGGCATACTATCAGTCCTTTCCTCGGTTGATTTGACTCCGGCGGGTCGTCCGCCTTTGTCCCAGACGCCTTCTTCACAGATGGCGATATGGTCCAGTAGGCTAGGCTTACCCTCGATCAGGAGAGTGGACCCGTCGTCAAGATCGAGTTTTCGGTTCCCGTCCGCCGGCTTGAAAACGACGGCGGGGGAGGTAGAGAGACCCCACTTCGAAATGAGGTCCGCGGCGACGTGGTCGTGTATCTTCGCAATACCCCAGACCTCATCGCCGTTATGGACGTAGGCGAACATTATCGAGCCGACGTTCCGCTCACGGAACTCCTTCGTATCGAGCGCGTTCTTCGGCGGGTGACTCATGATCACCGAGAGGCCGGAACAGCGTTCGATGAAGTGACGGTTTAGGTAAAGCTTCGGGTCACGCCAAACATATTCGTCTAGCGACTGCCGGTAAGCGACGCCCGTCCCGGTGATCCGGATCGCGAAGAGCGTAATATTCATGTAGGTCTGCGGCGACGTAAGCTGCCCCGCCGCGATAGCCTTCGCGATATCCAGCTCGTCCATTCCGAGCTTATCGATCGCGACGCGCGCCCCTGGGTGTATCTTCATATCCGCCACGGGCTATTCCTTCGGTAGCTCCCCGGTGACCGGGTCCGGGACTGGAGTCCAGTTATTCAGATACCAGCCCGGCTTCCGCTTCCGGTCTTCGTCGGTCGCCTCGATCCGGACGACGCCGGCCTTTAGGTAGGCCGTGAGACGCCCACCGGGTTCAAGGCGGAGGCCGACGAAGTAAGGCTCCTCGGGCACGTTAGCCTCGCCCGCCACCCTCGGTCTCGCCGTTGTTCGATGGGTTGGTAGTATCGAGTGCCCCGTAGACCGCGGTAGTATTCTGCTCCACCGGCGTCATCGAGTCCCACGACGGAACCTGCCCCTGCGTATTCGGGCCGGTGATATTGCCGCTTGGGCTGATCGATCCGCCGCAACTCGCGAGAACTGATAGAAGGTTCATCTTTCCGAGTGGCTGCACGTTGCCGCCGAAGGTAATCCACCCGACCGCTTTCCCGCCCGCGCTGACGAGCAGACAGGTCGTTCCGGCGACCTGCGTGCCGGGGTTCAGCGCTCCGGTAGGCTCACCAGCCGGACCCGGAGGGCCGGGCTGATTCGGATCACCGAGTGTATTGGTAATCGAGAAGTCCAGACTTCCGCTCATGTCGTTTTCTCCTTTGGGGGACCTGCCAGCACCGCGTCCTGCGGGTCCGGGCGACCGGCTTTCACCTCGGCGTGGCGATGCGCGAGGTCTTCCGCCATCCACTTTCGAACGCCGGTAACGTGTGCCAGATGCGCTGCCTGCTCCTTCGGAGAACCGGGATGAGGAATAATCGGCTCCTGAAGTGCGGCGATATGGGCTTCGATTTCTGCGAGCGTTGCCATGTGCGTTCTCCCTACCCCACGCCGCCGCCGTTGGCCTCAGTTCCGCCGGGATTATAGGCGGGGTTCTGCGAGAAAAAGTTGGTAGCCGACGTGACCGTGTTGATGCTGCTCGCGAGGTCGGTCAGCGCGACCACCGGCGAGACCTGATCGGCCGCGTTATAGAACGGGTTCGCCGCGGTCGGGAGCGGCCCTTGGTAGGCGTAGGCGGGCATCATCGACGGGACTAGCCCGACGAACTGGCTACCGTTGCAGAACCGCACCCAGGTCCAGGACGCGATGACCGGCGTCTTTCCCGTCGTCGGGTCACGAAGGTTGTTGACCTCGCTCGAATTGGCGACGAGCACCATGTAACCCTGCGCCGTGCCGCCGAGTAGAAGGTAGCCAAGCTGGTAGTTCGCCGGAGCACCCACATCAAAGCCTTTTACCGCCGGCGCAATATTGACCGGCGGCGCTAATCTTTGCGTAGTGTTCAGCGAATAGGCTCCGTCCTTGCCCGCGATCACGCTCGGCCGGAAGAACGCCGGCTTCTTGGCGAACATCGCGGCGGCGTTAGCACTATCGATCACCGGCAGGCCATTCGAGGTATTGATCCCATACGTCATAACGTAGGGAGCGGCCTTGGTAATCGGCGCGCCATCCAGCGTCGTGATCTGGCCGAACACCTCCGGCAGAATGACCCCGACCTGCATAGTCCCGGCCGACGTGACGGCGTTCACGGAGATAACCGTCGAGTCCAGATTACCCGGCCCAACATCGTAACCAGTGGCGTCCGAGGGGTCTCCTCCACCGCCTTCCGGCCCCTGCGGCTCAAACGTCACTTTGGCGTAGCCGGTCCCCGCGAAAATCCCGCCATTGATGCTGCCGTCCTTGCTGATGATCGTGCCGTTGGCGCTCAGGGTGGCACCCATCGCTTTCAGGCCGCCATACAGTGAACCGCCCGAGGCCGGGAACTCGAAACCGGCGGGGCCGGTAATGATTCCGATGATATCCCCGTTCGCCGTCTTGGTGATCAGCGCGAACTCGCGGTCAGCAGCCTGGGCCGGACTGACGCCGAACAAACCCACGAGCGCGGTGAGGATGCTGCCGATCCCGGAACCCGGTCCTGCCGTGTTAATCGTGATGTCCTCGATCGTCTGCCCCGAGTAGGTCATCGCCGCCGGGTTTGCCGCTATCGCGAGGTTTCCCCACCCCAGGCCGAGGCCGTCCGCGCCGCCGTAGGCAAGCCCACCTCCGTCGCTCATGATATCTTTCCCTTTACGTATTCGATGATATCCGCCATCACTTCGCCCGCACGCTCCGGTTCGAGCGTCCCGAAGTAGCGCGCGCCGGGCGCGGGGCCGCGGAGGTAGGCGTAGCCCTCCGCAAACGCCTCCTCGGGGTTCCCGAGGTAGTAATCGGCCCCGATTACCTCTTCCGGGTCGAGAAGGTCCCTGGCAGGCTCCAGAAGGGCGGAGAAGGCCGGGTCGTGCGACGCCCAGCCTAGGGAATGATCGACCGCGTGCCCCTCCTCGTGCGCTTCGAGCCGGAGCGGGTTCGAAAGTTTCCGGAGGCCATCACCGAGGCGGAGGTGGGTCGCGAGGTGGATCGTCCGCGTTTTCAAGTCATAGAACCCCGCCGCCTCGCCGTTATCGACGGTCTCGGAGCGTTCAATCTTCACGCCGGAGGGGATGGAGTCCGCCCGGTTCTCCTCGACCTCGGAGACGCTTCCGACGGGGACCCACTCGTAGTCGTCGTGCTCTTCGTTCAGCGTAACGTCGAACGGCTCCGGAACGTGGCACGTGAAGGTCGTATAATCCACCCCGTCGTATATCCGCCGCGCGTGAAGTTCGAGGTCGTTCGGAAGACCGCCGATCCCTAGCTCCTCCTCGCACTCACGCTCCGCCGCTTCCTCCGCCGTCTCCCCGTCCTCAATCTTCCCGCCGGGGATAGACCACTCACCGGAGTGATCGCCCTCCGCCGTCCGACGGAGGAGAAGGGCGCGCAGAGCGCGAGGGTCTTCGCCCGCGAGGAAGAGGACGCCGGCCGCGAGGATCATTTCGTCTTCCGCGCCCGTTCCAGCGCGGCTTCGTTCTCCGCGTTCTGAACCTGCTGGCTCGGTTTTGTATAGTCGATCGACTTCACCGTCTTCCCGACCGGACGGACGGACTCAGGACCGGATGACCCGTAGGTCTTAGAAGCCGGCTTCTCGCGTTCGTCGGTCATTCCGCTTCTTTCTGTCCGAGGTAAGTGCAATGAATAAGGTGCTTCGCAGTTCCACCATAACCCGTCGGATACTGCTCCACCTTATCAATCCTAAACATCCCATTCGCGGGGAGGACGATCTCGCGTTCATCTTGATGGGCTAAGAGGCCGTTCGCTCCGGCGGGGACGGTGAACTTGAGCATAACTTTTTCGCCGAAGTTCCGCGCCGTCGATTCGGACCGTGAACATGACGCAAAATTGTAATGCTCGAACGCCCTCCCGACGGAGTGCTCTGGATCATCGAAGCCGGAGAGGTTCTTAAGAGTCGTGTTCATACCGCGATACGACGGAGTATCTGCCGGGACGAACGATTTCATGATCGCCGCCTGGAGCTTCTTCTGCCTCGGCGTTGTCATCTTCCCCTTATTCGCGACGAGCGGGTCGTTGATCGCGTGATACCCGCTTCCCTTATAGGAATCGACTATGTCACGTTCCGACGAATCGAGAATGTTCTGACGAACATAGTGGTTATAGTTCGTCATCACGTTATCGACCGCGTCCTGCAGGCCGTTCGCTTTATCCGACCCGTAGGCTGACGTCGCCTTCGCGAAGAAGTCTCCCGGTATCTTCGAGGTGTCACGCCGCATCCGGCTCTTGAGCATCGCTCCGGTCGCACCCTCGTGCCACTCCACGAGGTCCTTCTTCGTATGCGGGAGTATCTTCGCCTGCTCGTAGACCGCCTTCTCGACGACGGTCTTCGGAGCGTAGACCGGAGCCGCCGCGGGCTTCGGAGCCGCCCCGTAAGCGCTCTGAAGCGCCGCGAGTATCTTATTCGCCGACTCCTTCGCAAGACCGCCGCCGGTAAGCGGAGCGATCTCCTTGAGGTTCTTTACAATATCGGCATCATCGGATGTCGCGAGTGCATCGCCTAGCGCCTGGAGCCGTTCCGCTACCGCCTTCTGGTTTTCTGGCTGGATTTTGTCCCAGTTATCAACTAGTCCACCGAACTCGTTTTTCACAGGGAAATAAAAGTCAGGCTTGTCCTTCTTAAGTAGCGCGCCGATGTTATCACGAAGACCTTGTACTTCCACCGCCGTCTCCGGCGGTTTTATGGTCGCTTCTTTCAACGCCTCTTTCGCCGGGTCCGCCTTCGGAGCCTCGGGCGCGGGGGCGAACTCATTCGCGGTGGAGGTCTTCCCGGCCGGAGTTCCCGAAATGTCGTAAATGTCGAGAACGTTTTGAAGGACGGTGTTATATTTCTGCGCCGCCGGGTTCGGAGAGTTCGCGCCGAACGGTTTCAGCTTCGCGAGCGCGCTCTTCGTCACCTCCGTATCCGGCGCCGCTAGTGCCCCGGTAAGCTCCACGAGACTATCGTTGATCGCCTCCCGGTCGTCGTTACCCAATTCTACGCAGGTATTCGCTAGAACGTTCATTGAAGTGTTAAACTGGTTCATTAGAGTTACGCCCGGAGACTGCATCGCGAGGATCGGCGTCATCAGCTTTTTCGTATCGGCGATACCGATGATGTTCTTCGAAAGCACGTAATCCGCGAGCGCCTTTTTATGCGCGGACGGCGGACCGGAGACGGCCAATGGCTTCTCCGGCTCCGGATGCAACTTGAAATTCTCTAAATCATCCGGATCGGTGATCTTGTCGCCTGGGTCCTGCGCCTCGGGTTCCTCCTCGACGATGGAGACCTTCGGCATCGGGGGAGGGTTCAGGCCCTTCTTTTTAAGGTCATTGAAGGCCCAGTTAACGTAGCCATTTTTCTCTTCCGGAAGACCGAACTCTTCGTGCGCCGCCGCAAAGATATCCGACTTGGAGAACTTCCCGGATAACAGCATGTGCTTCATCAAGCCGAGCGTCGTGCCCTTCGCTCCAGGCTTAAGGGTCTTCTTGTAATCGCTCAAACCCTTCTTCGAAGCGCCGGAACCCGAAGCGAACTTTCCGTCGGCGTCGCGGGGATGCTCACTCTCTTTCCAATTCGCGTCGTCTGCGCGCGTGGCGTCGAGGCCCGCGCGCTTCGAGATATCAGCCTTGCGGGCGATCAGAAGGTCCGCCAGCACCTTCTTCTGCTCGGAAGACCCCGGACCACTCTCCTCGACGACCGCCCGTATAGCATCGTCCGGAACCGCCGCGACGCGGCGTGCGGACTCGCGGAGCGCTTCGGGTGACATATCCCCGAATATCCGGTGGGCCTGTCGGTTCGAAGGATCACGGAGCGAGTCCCACTCCTTCGCCGAAGTCCCGAACGCGTCGCCCTTCGGAGCACCCTGGGCACGAAAGAGAAGCGAACCCCCTACGTCGAGGGTCGTCATCTTCCCGCCGATCTTCCCCTGGTTATCATAGTCGAGGCCGACCGAGTCCCAGTTCGCGAGCCAGACGTGAGTCGCGAAGTCCTTCTGCGCTTCCTTTACCTCGACCGGGGATTTCCGGTCGATGTTCTTAACGTCTTTCCACTCGGTCGCGGTGCCGAGCTTCCCGCTTCCCATATCGACCGGCTCGGAGCGGAGGACCGGGGAGCCTGCCAGCTCGTATAGTCGCGCCGCCGTGACCTCGTTCTTCGCGTGGTCGTTGGATTTGGACTGCTTGACGTAGAAGCTCTTCCCCTCGGGCGTCGCGAACCGCCCGCCGGGGTTCGAACCGAGCTGCGGACCGATTCGCTTCAGTGATTTATAGTCGAGGCTTTTCGCTCTACCGGACCCAAACTTCCCGTCGCTCGCGCGGGGATGGTCCGCCTCGTTGAACGTAGCCGCGTCCGCGTAGGACCCGATCCAACCAACGTCGTTGTCGTCGTCTGCTTTCACCGACGGCGCGGCTTCGACTAATTTTGCACGTATAATTCTCTCAGCCGGATGATACGCTGTAATTTTGAATTTCATCCCTCGCGGGAGTATCATCTCTTCTTCGGCGTCGTTCCAATCTTCAGGAAACTCAAAGAATGGCGTCCCCGCCGGAAGATCAAGACGCATTAACCAACCGTCTTCCTGATGGTTCTTCGCGATCTGCTCGTTCCGGCTTACCGAGGTATATGCCTTATCACCGATGACACCCTTGCCTTTTGTAAGTTTAGTCAGGTCGGTCATATTAGCATATCCGCGATAGACCGTCATCGGCTCTTTCGTCTTCGACGTTTGTGTAAGCCGATCCATCACTTTAATTACTGGCTCATTTCCCTTCTTGGTTCCCGCCGACGGGTCACGTCCGCCGCGAAGCCACTCATTAACGACCCCACCGACCTTATAGTCCTGTAGGGTTTCTTTGTCGTCCTGAGACAACGGAGAGGAAGGGCCTCCGCCGGACCCAAACTTCCCGTCTGAAGCGCGGGGATGGTCTGCCTCGTTGAATACGGCATCGGCGCGCGTAGAGAAGAGCGCCAGGCGGGTCGTAAGAACCGCGGCGGAGATAAGGGCGCGATCGAGCTTCGAGCCGTCTAGGGGCATCTACGCGAACTTCCCGTCTTTATCACGTTGCTGTTCTTCAATTGAAGCTTTATTCGCTGCCCGCTCCTTTTCACGCTCCGCAGCGCCAGGAAGCTTATCTAACTCACGAGAAGCGTGTTTTCGCCTATCTTCGGCTTCCGCAAGTTTTCTCTCACGCGCTGTCGGTAGCTTTCGACCCTGAGCGTCAGATCGTGAGGTATTCCACGGAGATTTCGGAGTAATACCGTCCGTCATGCAGCCTCCATCATTTTACGCGCTTCGGCGAGCGCGGCGTGGCCCTTCTTCGTGAGCATCTCCGGCGGAAGCGCGCGGAGCGCGTAGAGATAGGTCACGGCACATCTACAGTAGACCTCTTCCCCCGCCTGGGTAATCTCGTCGAGGTAGCCGGCTTCACCCGGCTTAACGAGACCCTGCGCGTGCGCCCACGAGTCGCGGATCAGGTAGACCTTTCCGTCCCGCTCCTTATGGTCTGGCCGATAGTCGTAATTTAATTGACGCCAATGACTAAACCATCTCCCGGCGAGCGCGTTCCCTCCTTCCGCGATCGTCGCGGAAAGGGAAGAGAGCATTTTATGTCCCTGATCGATCGCCACCCTCCGCTCCTCGAAGGGGAGGGAGCGAAGCGCCTTGGTCACGTCCGAAGTCTCTTCCCGCCGATCGACGTTATCGGACCCACCGGCCGGGATACTCGAAGCCCATCCCCGGAAGCGGCGTTCGGTCTTCTGCATCATCGCTTCGCGGTTCAGGACTATCAGGTCCCGGCTCGAAGCTAGACGCCGTTCGAGATCGGAGTGAAGTCTCGGCGCGACCTGGGCCAGCGTAAACCGGCCGATCCCGGGATGCATCCGAAGGATACCTCCGTTCGTAATCTCCCGGCGATAGACGGAGCCGAGCGTCGCGCGGAGCGTCGTCTCTAAAACGCTTAGGGGAATGAGAGTCCGCTCCGCCGCGGCGCGGATCGCTTCGACCCATCGGTTCACGCGCTCGATCGAGTCGAACCCGAACTCGGCAAGGTCTCGGACCGCGGCGCGGACGACTTCGTAGAAGGTGGGGAGCTTAGGCATCTTCGAGCTTTACCGACCCCTCGAACCATAGACAGTCGATAAGAACGCGCCAGCCTCGGAGCGGTTCATTCGGGACATATCCCCACCAGTATCGCCGGTTCGACGACCATAGGAAGTGAGGAACCCCCGAAAAGTGACCCGACTTCCGCGCCGCGATATATCCGCCCCGCGTCCGCCACCGGTAGAGCGCCCAGACAAGGCAGTTCGAGCGGCGCACTACGCCGCCTTCGCGAAGGGCGGAGGAGGCTTCGGTGAGGCCGGAGCGTCTTCGCCCCCTTCGCCTTCTCCGCCGGCCTGCATACCCGCTTTCTGGGCGTCCTTGGCCATCTTGTCATTCTCTTCGAGGAACTTCTGCAACTCCTCGATAACGAGGTTCAGCGGGGACGAGATAAGGCGCTTCCGCTCGTTGAAATTATCCACCGCCCACTGTATCGTGATCGCCTTATTCTCCGGATCGACGACGGGGAGGAGGACTTCGAGCATCGCAATGACGCTCTTAAAGCGCGTCTCGTCGACCTTAATCTGCTCGGACTCGGGTTCGGTGAGGAGCGACGGCCACGATGCGGCGAAGGAGTTCTTCCACTGATAGAACGCGGTCTTAAACGGGACCTTTTTATATTCCTTGAACTCCGCCTGGATACGCTCGTAGAACTCCGGATTCCACGCGCGGAACATCGCGATATCATCAGTGAAATCGTAGAGCGGCTGCATTCCCTCGCGAACGCCGTCGATGTAGTGCGCCACGTATTTAGCGTCTTCCTCGCCTTCGCCGAACCCCTCCGCGAACGTCTCCTGGGTTATCAGCTTCGCGGGCATCGGCGTCGCGGTGGCGATATCTTCGAGAATGTTCGTCCGCGCGAGCTTGAGTGGCCCGTCGAGGTTCTGAAGGTTTAGCGACTCGATATCCTCCTCGGGCGTAATCCCGAGGACCTGGTTCGTCTGCCCCTGCCGGAGGAGGATGCGCTTCACGCCGGCCATCTTCTGCATCATCCAGTCGACGACGCTCGAAGCCGCTTTCATCTTCGCGATGATCAGGCCCACCTTCCGGGAGACCATATCGTTCGCGATCATCGTCTGCACGTAGCTCTTAAGCGGAAAGAGCGAACGCTGATAGACCGACCGCCCAACGTAGCCGAAGCCCGAAGACGTATAGGCGATGTAGATCGGGGCCTCGTTCATCACGACGACGGCGCGTGAGCGGTGGTATTTCTTCCCCGCGGCGGAGACCTCGGTTACTTTCTGGAAGTCAGGGTCGTTCGGGTTCTGGTTAAGAACGAGTGACCCCGCGGTGTTCAGCGGGTCGAACGTCGAGAAGTAGACCTGCTCTTCCCAGAGCTTCCACGGGTCGAGGGGAGCGCCGGGGTCCTTGCCCGTCGCGCCGACGACGAGGGTCGAGATACCGTAAACCCGGCCCTGGACCATCGTGTTATAAATGTGGAAGTCCGCCCGAAGCTTCTTCCGCTCCGTAATGAACGCCTCGCGAACCTTTTCCTCCGGCCCGTTCTGGATCGTAACGAGACGCTGCTGAGACTGCGCGAGCTTAACCGGCGTTTCCGCGATCTTCGCGCCGAGGGGATGGTATAGGTAGACCGTCTTGCAAAGCTGATAGCTCGGCTCCGAACCCGGCGCGATATGATCGGCGAGCAGAAGGTCCTGCAGCGGCGTCCCGAGGGTCGACCCCTCGACGACGACCGTGCCGAACCCAGTCCCCGGATCGTTTACGCCGAAGCCGCTCACGCTTTATTCTCCGGAAGACTCGGGCATCATACCCGGACGCCGCGCGAAGTGCCCAGCAACGGAGCTACGGGAGACCCACTTCCGAAGCGCGTCGGTCAACTCCGTCACGTTACGCTCTACGAGCGTCGCTTCACCGCGGAATACGACGCCACCGACCTCATTATCGGAGACGATCAGGCCGTCCTTATTGTAGATCGTTTTCATCAGAAGCCTTCCGAGTTTCCGAGCGCAAGCGCGATCCCGTAGCACCACGTATCGAGCAGGTCGTCGTCCTGGTCCTTCTGCCCCACCCGATACCCGAAGACCTGCCGGAGTAGGTGGTTCATAGACTGGCCCTTGTAGACAACGATCCGGTCGTATGCGTTCTGTGAAAGCTTGACCTTCCGCTGATAGACGTAGCCGGAGACCGATATCGCCCGCTCGTCCTTCCCCATCGCGGTGAGCTTAGAGTCGATCGCGTGGGCGTTCAGGTTCCGGCGCTGCGCCTGCTGGATGAGGATCGTCCCGGAGACCTTATCCTCGATGAAGACCCCGAGGCTCCCGACGCGAGCGCCGCAGACGCGGGCGTAGTTCTCAAGGATTTGAAGGACGGTCGGGAGCCAGACCTCTAGGAGCGAACCGTCTAGGTGTTGGATATCGTAATCGAGGGCGATCAGCGGATAGTTACCGATCGAGGACCGCGCCCAGTAGGTAACGGCGACGCCGTCGTGTTCCTGACCGCTCTTAACCGCTGTATCAACGGTCGCGAAGACCGCGTCGCATCGCTTCGGGAACTCTACCGGCTTGCCGTTTTCGAGGCAGTTCTCCAACCCGAAGAACTGAACGCCCGACCAGTCGACGAACTCCCCAAGGTATTCCTGCCTATAGACGAGCGGGTGGTTTTCCCGCTCCAGCTTTTCGAGTTCCTCGATCGGAAGGTGAGGGTTCGTGTGCGTAGGAGCGTGGAACTCGTGAAACCCGTGGTTAGGCTCGTTGCAGATACGCCAGAAGAAGTTATCTGGGTTCACCCCGTTCGGAGTGCTTAGCACGTAGGCCCATCCGCCGAAGTCGAGGAGCGCGGGGCGAATAGCCGTCTCCCATACTCGCATCATATTCGGCTTAGTGAACGCCGCCTCGTCGATGATAACTCCGTGATACTTACGGGACCGGCCGGCGCGCTCATTCTCCAGGGTCCAGTAGTCGACACGTCCCTTCGATATCGTCCGGATCACGCCCTCGACCTTCGACGACGACTTCGTGATCGGGCGGAGGATATCCGCGATATCCACGTAGGTCTCGGCGATGATCTTATAGTCGGGCGCGAAGTAGCCGAGATTCTTGCCCTTCGCCGCGGCGTCGCAGGTTATGATCTCGGCCATCTGGGTCTTACCCCACCGCCGGCCGCAGCGGAGGACCTTGAAACGATGCGGGCCTAGTGCCCAGAACGCCGCTTCCTGACCGGTGTGAAACGCCCCGAGGTCAACTACCGGCATCGTCGGTCTCCGGCGGCTTACTCGGGTCCGGGAGACCTCCCTTAATGATGATCGCCTTATTCGGGTCGTCGTCCGGAGTCACAGAGGCCATTTTCGAGTGGACGTAGGGTGCCCAGTCACGAGCGGACTCACGAGCTAGGTAGAAGTTCCCGGCGCGAACCGCGGCCTGAGTGCAAAGCTGTAAAATTTGAAGCGGAGTTATTGAGCCTATTTCGGAGTCCGTAAGGGTCCCGAAAACCTCTTTCATCGCTTCTTCGAGGGTTTCTTCCCTCGCGACCGTCTTCTTATCCTTTGACCCCTTTTTCCGGCCGGAGCCGGCGGGCTTAGGTCTTCCTTTAGGAGCGCCATGTTTCCGAGGTTTTTTAACAGCGAATGATGGCTTATCTTCCTTCTTCGCGCCTTTAACTTTAACCGGTGCAAACTTGATCATCGCGCTCCGCCCCGCGCTCTTTGCTCCGGGTTATCTATTCATCATTCAATTTTGGAAGCTCGGACTCACGATGGCTTGCCAGCCTTCTCGATATCCGTTGGATTGAACATTGTAAGAGTATCACGCCCGAAGATCGTAACCGTTGCGTGAATGTGGCCACCCGCGTATCCGATATAACACGCCGGAAACCCCGCGAACGGACCGGCGAGAATTTTCAACGTTTCACCAGGCTCCCACGGAGGAACCCATTCTCGATCTTCATCATCGCTTCGCTCGTTCCGCTCCGCGCGGAGCTGCTCGATTATCTCCTCCGGGAGCGCGGTCGGATTACCTTCATCATCGCCGAGGATCGAAATCACTCCAGGCGTGGCTAGAAGATATTTTCGACGTGACCCCTCCGGATCAAACTTCACGAAGAGATATCCGGGGAGCGTAGCCACCCGGAGCGGCTTTTTACGCGGTCGTTTTTGAAGCTCCGTAAAGTAGAGAAACTCCAACCCGATCGCGTGGAATACGCGTTGGATCAGATTGACGTGATTGGAGGAGATATGCAACACGAACCACTTCGGCTCCATCTCGTCGGGGAAAGCTCCCGCAGTCACGGCTGTGAAGCCGTTTTCTCCGAAGAAGCCTATATCGCCCGGCGAGTAAGGTGCTATTTCCTGCAACCTACTCTCCAAAACGTCCCGCCGTCGCGCCGAAAAGTGACTTACGCTCCGCATCGAACCGGCGGGAATCTCGTGTTCTCCGCCGCGGCGATCGTCATCTAATCCGGCTCCCGGTAGGCGTGATGATCTCGATGGGACGAAAGAACTAGGCCGAGCGCGGGGGAAAGTAAACCCTTACCTCGCCCGGAGCGCCCCGGCTACACATTTTAGGGCGACGCGGGAGCCGAATTATCTAGTTAGATCAACGGGTTGGTCTATTTTCGATTACACGCTTTCCGGGAGTTACGAATACCCGTTATAAGTCCGTGGTTTAAGGACGTCCTGTAACCTATTGATCTACCAAAGTTTTTTCCTCTTTCTATTACTTATTACTTATTTCTTTCTTTAACCCCCTATAGGGGGAAGAGGGTAGTAAGGATATATAGATAGTAGGTATGTCTTACCCTCAGTAAATAGGCTAGGGAGTAGGGGACTCCTCGTAACCGGGTAATGAGAAATGAGAGTTTTCATAAGATACTGATATTCAAGGAACAAATTAACGTTACGAACGC